GCTCCTGATACCGGAGAATCGTGTGTCCGAGAAAACGGTAAGATCAAATATGTTGTGCAGTTTATCGAATAAGGAGGATAAAAATGAAAACAAACCGAACTATCGCCACCACATTCCCGCTCACTCAACCGCTCACTCACGAGGGCGGGCGGGCGTCAATAATTACACCGGAGCAGGAGCTCCGTCGAACCGTCATGGCGTGTATGCTATGGGAGGAAAACTTCTATGAGGCCGGAATTTCCGTTGCCGAACGTATTTATAATCTTGTTCCGGCGGTTGATCCGGTAGATGTTATGCAAATTGCCATGGATGCGCGGAACAAAATGCATCTTCGCCATGCGCCACTGATGATTGTTCGGGAAATGGCGCGGCATCCTGCCTATCGGAAATTTGTAGCGGATGTCTTGGAACAGGTTATTCAGCGCGCGGATGAAATGGGCGAGTTTCTTGCAATTTATTGGTCAACAGCAGAGTTTGTGCCGGGAGTTGGATTTATACATAAAAAAACACCTGTTGCAAAACAGGTGAAAAATGGATTGGCGCGCGCATTCCAGAAATTCAACGCCTATCAGCTTGCAAAATACAACCGGGGCGGGCGGGGTGTTATCACGCTCAAAGATGTTCTCAATATCTGTCACCCAAAACCAAAAAACGCAGAACAATCCGTCCTGTGGAAGCAGGTGATTGACGATACGCTTCAACCCCCTGACACCTGGGAAGTTGCTCTGTCGAGCGGCGCAGACAAGCGCGAAACGTGGGTTCGCTTGATTTCCGAGAACAAGCTCGGCGGACTGGCAACCATCCGTAATTTGCGTAATATGCACATGGTTGGCGTTCCGCACGAAATGATTGTCAGGGCTATCAGCCAGATGAATGCCGAAAAGGTTTTGCCATTCCGGTTTATCGCGGCGGCTCGTGTGGCTCCATATTTTGAGCCGGAAATTGAAAAGAAAATGATGGAGTGTGTTGCGACACTTCCAAAAATGGAGGGAAGAACCATTCTCTTGATTGATGTGTCCGGGTCAATGCAGGACAGTTTGTCGTCAAAGTCCGATATGACCAGGATGGACGCCGCTTGTGGCGTTGCCATCCTGGCGCGCGAGATTTTGCAGGAAGTGGACATCTGGACATTTAGTACATCTTGCAGACTTGTTCCACAAAGACACGGATTCGCTTTGAGAGACGCAATTGACTTATCGCAGTCGCACGGAGGAACATACTTGGGCGAAGCGATTGCAAAGTTGAGACGGGAATATGAAGATTTGGAAATCGAGCGCGTTATCATTGTCACGGACGAGCAATCCCATGATGAAGTGACGGAAAAAATCGGCAAGCGCGGATACATCGTCAATGTTGGAAGCTATAAAAACGGCGTTGGATATGGCGACTGGATTCACATAGACGGTTTTAGCGAATCCGTGCTCGATTATATCCGGGAGTTGGAATCCGTTGAGGTAGCCGATGAACAATAGGAATACAAAAAGGAAGTACCGTGGGGGGCGTCCGCCGCTTCCCCCGGAAAAGCGGAAGGTTCGTTGCAATGTTACGCTTTCAAGGAACACCTTGAAAATTCTTTCTGGAATTTCAAGCAATCGGTCAGAAGCTATCGAAATCGTTTCCGGTTTTTTCTCTGGGTTTCTTGATGACGCTGACGACGGAGTTGTAAAACGAGAATTGACAGACGCCGAAATCGAAGAGCTCGGAGCGCAAGAAGCAGAAAAGAGAGGCGAGGAACGACACCAGAAAACGAATTAGGAATAGGCGCACATTATGAAGTTCTTCAAAGGTATGTGTGCAAGAACCGCGTCACCAAAGCCAAAATCAAAATGGTGCGCATAAAATATCTTGTGAACGGGAAGGATGTCGGGCGCGGAGTTTATCTAACTTGCCTGGACCATAACGAAACCAGCCATTGTAAAAATAAAACAGAGGCGTTGTATCAGATGCGCCAGCCGTGGGTGTGGTGTGACGGGTGTGCTCAAATCCTTTTCCATATTGAATGGCAAAATCAACTGCATCACGGGGTGGAGGACAAAAACTATGACTGACAAAAATGCTAATACCGAAATCCGCAAAGAATTCTGTCCAAACTGTGAAGCAGTTGTGCCGTGTACGCACGAGGCAGAATTATTCGTTTGTGATATTTGTGGCGAGGATTTTGCCAAATATATCGTGTCACGGAAGGCTAGCGTTCCTGATGTTTCAACGACACAGGATGTTTTAATAGATATTAAAACACCCTCATCCATTGAAAATACTAATCCTGATTATTATAAACACGATGCGGGTACGTGGATACCTATCGCGTCAGGCAGACTACCCGAAAAATTTCAAGAATGTATCGTCTTGGACAAAAACAAGCGCGTTCATAATTGGATACATGATGACGCTTTATTGCCTTTGTTTGCGCAATATACCCACTGGATGCCGTTACCAGAACTACCTGAGGAGGTGAAATAAAATGGACGCCGGAGGTGCAAGCATGAACAAATTGACGGTTGAACTCCATTTAGGCGACTGCCTTGAAATAATGCGCGGCATGGCTGATAAAAGCGTGGACGCTGTGATTACAGACCCGCCATTTGCTTTTGCCGGTGGCTTGAGTAATGGGCGCTCAAGTATTGCGGATGACCAATTCTTTTTGTATTGGTGGAAAGACATTTGTCGAGAACTCGACAGAATATTGAAACCGGAAGGAGCAGGCTTTATTTGGTGCGATTGGAGAACGGCGGCGATTATCGCAAAGGGCTTCAATTTGGGGCAGACATATAACTGGAAAGTATCACAAGTTGTTTACCATTACCGAGAAATGCCAGGACAAGGGCAACCGTTTAGAAGTAGTGTCGATATGATAGCGTATTGCAGGGGCGAGAAATGTAAGAATACCCGCATCCCTAACACTACCCACAACATGATTTCAAAATATTGGTACTACGGAAAACACGACAATCATCCAGCGGAAAAAGACCCTGAAATATGCAAACAGCTTATCGGATGGTGTTCTGACGAGGGCGACACAATTATTGACCCTTTCATGGGCTCAGGCACCACTGGTGTGGCTTGCGTTCAGACGGGGCGCGACTTCATCGGGATTGAAATTTGTGAGGATTATTTCAAGATTGCTCAGAAGCGCATTGCCGATGCGCAGAAACAGCCGAGGCTGATATAGGAGAGGATATGACGGATGTAAAGTTATATTTAGGGGATTGCCTGGAAGTGATAACGTAAGAATCTTACGCTATTTATTTAGAAAAAGGAGCGCAAATGAACACACATGGTTTGACCGCATTGTTTGGGGAATTCTGGGAAAATTTCTCCGAAGAACAGAAGCAGGGATTGCGGAATTTCTTTCGAGATCCATCAGAGCCGAACTGGGACACAATCCAAAGTTATGTCCTGAAATCAAATCAAATGCGAAGAATTGAAACGATTTGGATGAGCCTCATTCGCTATGTTGATCGAGATTATGCAAGTGCCGGACGCAAAGAGGATGCAGACGGAAATGTTCTTCAGCCCTGGAAGAAAGTTCCCACTAGGGCAGAAATTATACTTGCAGTGCGACAAGCAAGGATGACATCTGGCTTTGGCGAAATCCATTTCACGATTCACACCTCGCACACTTACAGGACACATATCTTGTCCGGTAGCAGGTTTTTAGATTGTGATATAGTGCATGTAGATGTGGGCGTCATTGGACGATTGACAACAGTCATCGTTGTTCCACACAATAACAATACTGTCCTGACTTTCGGAGATATTTATGGTCCAGATGACTGTATTCGCGAAAGAGCAAAAGAGCCTCTTGTTTTTGGTGGTAAAGCATTGCAAAATCCACGCGATCTCTTCGATGTTGGTTTCGCTATTTACTACGCCATGAAGCGTAGCATACCGGAATACTCTTTAAGTGCGAATGCACGAAAAGAGATATGGCAAGCTATGAGGATACTTTTGTACGAGATTAAGTCAAACGTATATCTTCCTGAAGAATATACAACCTTGTCGCTTTGAAATAGATGAGGTTGATATAGGATTCGTAAAACAAAACAACAAGGAGATACAGAATGACATGCAAAGTGACAGTTCAAAAGAATACATTTTCCGAAAGTCTGGCAATTGTTGGGCGAGCGGTAGGTTCTCGCTCCAATCTACCGATCTTATCGAACATTTTGCTCAGTAAGGATGGGGATCAGCTTCGCCTCTCGGCTACCGACTTGACCCTGGGTGTCACGGTTTGGATGGATGCCAATTTGGACGGCGACCTGGGTTTGACCTTACCTGCCAAAACACTAACCGATGTGATCAACAGCTTAACAGATCACGAAGTCGTTTTATCGGTAAGCGGGAAACCGGAAGTTTCACTGAAGTGCGGAACTTATAAAGGGATCGTCAAGGGAATTGATGCATCTGAGTTTCCAACCATCCCGGAGTACACTATCACCAATGGGGTTTCAATGGACGCAAGTATGTTCAAAGAGATGATCCAAAAGGTTGCGTTCGCTGCTTCCATGGATGATGCCCGACCTGTTCTGACTGGAGTCTTGATGAGCATGGATGGAAAGACCGTATCCATGGTCGGAACGGATGGAGTCCGTCTCGCTATCTGTAAAGCGATCCTTCCAGACCAGTTCGCCAAGAAGCAGTTAATCATACCGGCTGCCGCATTGAAAGAGGTGGTGCGAATCCTGAACGCGACAAAAACAGCCAGGATCACTCTTGTCTTACCTCCAAATGGTAGCCAGGTGGTGTTCCGTTGTGAAAACGTGCAGATTGTTTCACAATTGATCGATGGGAAATTCCCGGATTATCAGGCGATTCTACCCAAAGGTCACAAGACCAGAGCAGTCCTTGACGCAGGTGACCTGCTCAAAGCCTGCAAACAAGCCAGCATCATTGCTCGCGAAGGTAGCAATGTAGTGCGGTTTCACTTTCAACCCGGAGCCGATCAAACAGGGAAGGTCAAGCTGTTGGCTGAATCCAATGAGACCGGCGCCAGTGAGATAGAGCTTGATGCCTCGGTTGAAGGACAGGAATTGGAGATCGCATTCAATGTGAAATTCTTGCAAGATGGGTTGGAAGCCATCACTACCAAAAAAGTGACCATTGAGGCGAATGCCCACAACACACCGGCGGTACTCCATTCGACAGGAGATGAGGAGAATTTATACGTTTTAATGCCCATGCATATCGATGGAAGGTAAGAAAATGGAGGGAGCGTAACTCCCTCCATGCATCGTATTATCACACAATTCAAATTATGATTATTATAATTTCGTTTATATCAGCCTCGGCTGCATCTGCGCTTCTGCAATGCGCCGTTCTGCAATTTCCAGATATTCGGCATTCAGTTCTATCCCGATGAAGTCCCGCCCCTCTAATACCGCCGCAATTCCAGTCGTGCCACTCCCCATGAACGGGTCAAGCACCACGCCCCCTGTCGGTGTCTTTGTCAGCCGTGCCAGATAGCGCATCAGGGCAAGCGGCTTGACAGTCGGATGTGAGTTTGTGTGAGGCTTTATGTTTATAGGTTTGCCATGTCCTGACAACGCGCCACCAAAGTTCATGCCGACCCTGCCAGTATCCATCCCCTCCAGCCCCGCGTTGCGCTCGCTTCGGCTGGCTTTAGGAGTGTATAGAAATCTCTTTGGTGCGGTCTTTTCTGTTTCTTGGATGTAGCTTGTGATGACATGACTCGCACATCCAAACAATTTCGAAAGGCTTGTCGTAGTCGGGGTGGTGTCTATGCTTTCCATCAGCCCCGCATAATGCGCAAGGTTCTGGATCAGGATACATTCGTTGGAGTTTCCAATAAAGTCCTGAATAACTTGTGATGCCACTCTTTTGGAATCCCAAGTCTTTATTTCTGCAACTTCTCGAACAATAGACGTTGCGCATGAGTCGCACAGGTTTCCCACAGACTTTGCAAAGTGGACGGCTTTTTCTATTAGCCAGTCCGGAACATTCTCTTGAGCAATATTTTGGATCGTTGCTTGGGTAGTCGTCAAATTCTTTTCCACATTGTTGGCAGATATATTTTTGCATCGTATAACCTCCGAGTTATCTATATCACTCATTATACTATGCTTTGGCGTAAGGCACAAGGAACATAGGTCGTCTTGTTTGCACGCCATAAAAAATCGCGCGGCTGAGCCGCCATTGTCATCATGTCCTCTAATGGTATTTGTGCCATCTTTGATATTTCCACCTAAATCAGCAAGTCCACCGTGTCGTCCACTATGTTCCAGTCCACGATAAGACGCTTTACTTTTACCCGTCATCGGAAACAGCCCCGTCACCTCATCGCTGCCATCGTGGATAACATTCGCCGGAAATCTCCCCTTTGTTGGCTCATAGTTTATTGGCGGTCTGTTGTCGCCGTGATAGATACCTTTCGTTGGAACACGGATACCATCGTTTGAATTGAAATCGGCGTGTCTATTCTTTTGCGTGCTTTCCTGATAATCAGCCTCGTTCTGAAACCCCACCCTGCACCCGTCAATCCACAGCCCAGCCACGCCCCAAGTGAGCGCGTTATTGACAAACGTCCCGTCAATCGGCTTCATCGCCACGCAGATCAACTCCATCGCGGGCTTGAGCGCCGTGCCCCAGCCGTGCCAGAGTTGCGCGGCGGGAGTGGCGGGGGCTGTGATGTTACGCTCAACGATCACACTTTTTCTGCCAGCGTGCATATTGCCAGACTGCATACCAACATCAACCGTTTCTTTGCCAATCACTTCACCAGTTGCCCCAGCCTGCTTGTCAATCCCCTTGCTGATGTCGTAACTTTTCGGGAAGCCGCTATTTCCAGTAATGAATATCTGACCGTTTCGGCGCGCCACAAACGCACCTGTAGGTACACTTACGCACCAAACATGCCCCTTGTATTCAATTGGCTCTACGGTTGCCAAAGTGGTTCGGGTTGCCCCGTCGCTTCGTATTTCTTGTGCTGTTGGTTGCTCGCAAATAACATTAAATTGCTCGGGTCGTTGTTGGCTGGATTGTGGTCGATGTGATGAACGACTTCCGTCCTCTTTAAGCATCTTCCTAGTATTCGCGCAACTATTAAACGGTGTTCCATTACATAACCGTCTTTTCTTGACATTTCTATATATTCTTCCGGGCAACGAACATATTTTACTCCAACATAATTCCCATGTGTTTTGAAGTAAGTTACGCCGCCCTTCCATGCAGGATTGTTCTGCCCTGTCATTTTTTCTTTGGCTGACTTCTCGGATTCTTCCGTCCAATTTTGTCTGCCTTTGTGCGCATGCTGCTTCCATTCCTGCCCTCTTAATACTCCGTTGCATTGACGACTGCAAGTAGGCGTTTCCACCCTTTTTATCCATGCTTTGGGTTTCCATACCTGTTTCCCACACACTGCACACGTTACAAGCGTTTTGCCTTCGCACTGCTCCGGCGGGACTTTGCCAGTATTCGCTATGCTTACATTCTTGTTGGCGCACTCTTTCGAGCAAGTCTTGTTTCTTAACGCTTGTTCCTTCGTATATGTTGGGAATGGTTTCTGGCAAGTTGTGCAAACTTTCCAGAATGGGTACACTCTCTTGCTGTTCCAGTGTTTCGGCGTAGGCAAATACTTTTCTTCCGCCTCGTTCAACAATACAACGATGGTTTCGGGAGACGATTTGGTCTGTATAATCCGATTGTATTCTGTAAGCGGTATGTTTGTTTTCATAGATAAAGCTCCTTTCGGGTTTACAAAACTCGAATGATTCTTTATCTATATTATAACATAATACGGGATATAATTCAATGTCTTTATGGTAATGTTCCCACCCATTAATAGTAAGAATTTCTGTATCTTCTGACAAGCAACCGTATACCCAAGCAATAGTGTCGCGGACTTCCCAGCCAGCGTCCTCAATCGCGCAGACAAGGCGGTGGAATGTGCGAGTGCCACCCATTGCCAGCAGCGTCGCACCTGGTTTCGCGACACGCAAGGCTTCACGCCAGAACGCAACACCAGGAACGCCGCGATCCCAATCCTTACCCATGAAAGTCAAGCCGTAAGGCGGGTCGGTAATGATAGTGTCGACGCTATTCTCTGGCAGTTCAGCCATAACGGATAGACAATCCCCTAAATATAACTTTACATCCGTCATATCCTCTCCTATATCAACCTCGGCTGCATCTGCGCTTCGGCAATGCGCTTTTCTGCAATTGCAAAATAAGTCGGGTCAATTTCAATCCCGATGAAGTTACGCCCTGTTTGCACACAAGCCACGCCGGTTGTGCCAGAACCCATGAAGGGGTCGAATACAGTCGCGTTCTCTGGCAGTTTCGCTTTTTCAAGGCTAAACCGCATAACTCCAACTGGCTTTTGAGTTGGATGTTCTCGGTCAGGGTCACTCCTGCGATAGTCAATTACCCTAATTGGCATTGGTATATTTGTCCAAGCGAGTTCCGCTTCTGCAAGAGAAAAGTTGCGCTCTGGTTTATTCCAAACCAACCAACCTCTCGATGTTGGTAACTCAAAGTAGTTGCCGCCCCAAATAATTACTTTGTCTGCAACCCGTAACATTTCATCAAAATATTCTTTCGCTGGCTTTATGTCCCACGAATTACGTTTTTGTGTCGCAAGTCTTGCGACACCCCAGCCGTGACTTGCACCACCCTTCCAAATATCGGCTATCCCATACGGCGGGTCAGTAATCACCGCGTCCACGCTTTTATCAGGCATGGAGCGCATCACTTCCAGACAATCCCCTAAATATAACTTTACGTCCGTCATATCCTCTCCTATATCAGCCTCGGCTGTTTCTGCGCATCGGCAATGCGCTTTTCCGCAATTGCGAAGTAAGTCGGGTCAATCTCGATGCCGATGAAATTTCTGCCAGTCTGCACGCAAGCCACGCCGGTTGTGCCAGAGCCAACAAAAGGGTCAATAATTGTCGCGCCAACGGGTGTGACGCCGAGTAATTTTTCCAATAATTTGACTGGTTTTTCAGTTTGATGAACTCGCTCTTTGGCTGTTGGTGATTGCATCGAAATAACGCCCGGTAAACACGGCAGCGAGTAATCCCACCCGATTGCGCCTTTTGTAGCCCAAACAAAGTATTCGGCTTGATGCGAGAATCTTCCGGACATTGGTCGTGCGTTCATTTTGTCCCAAACTCCAATGCCACGCCAAACCCACCCAGCCGCCTGAATTGTATTGGTTAGGTTTGGCAACTGTCTCCAATCAGTAAACACGATGCAAAACCCACCGGGTTTAGTTTTGTTGTAGGCTACAGTTAACCAAAGAGTTGCCCAAAAAGCCCACCCCAAAGAATCTCGACTATCTCCTGAAAACTCATGTTCTACCGCTGGGGGGTTGCCATGAGAGCCAAGATATTTTGATGAAGTTGATGCTGTTCTGTCGTTTCTAAATGCACCGCCACTTGAATACGGCGGGTCTGTAATAACGGCATCCACGCTCTTATCGGGAAAACCCCTCATCACTTCCAGACAATCCCCTAAATATAACTTTACGTCCGTCAAGATATACCACCTTTCTTCAATTTGTTCCTAAATCATTCTACCACACTTTTTCCATTTTTTTAATCCCCTATATGTCCAAATTCGTATATTCAACCACCCCCAAGATTTTAACCCACCCACCCCCTTCCTGGATGTTCTATATTGGATGATAGACACAACCTGTCTATTATGTAATATCCACGCACCGCTACGCAAACTACACTCCATACGCACAACGCACCCTACGCCTACATACGAACCAAATACAACGTACACGCTACCACGCAAATAGAACACAATGTATACGCATACCGCTCAAACTATGTAAGGCGCAACAAGTATCCCATAGGATGCAGGGTCATTTTGAATCTGCCTAACAAGTAAATTGACCGCCTCTCTCGTGCTTTTTGGAGTTCCCAGAGTTTTTATTACAAACCGAACGCAACGCAACCACTACCACGCAAACCGAACACGACGCAACCGCTACTAAACAAACCGAATACAACGCAACCGCTACCACGCGAACCGAATACAACATAATCCCATGGGCGAGTGGCAATATTTCAGTTTTTTATTTGTACGCAATTTTGGCATAGTCCTTACCTTTGCCGCCTCCACGCTTGCACCCCCACCGCCCCCCATGGAACAGGTGTTCTAGGAACAGGTGTTCTAGGAACAGGTGTTCTAGGAACAGGTGTTCTAGGAACAGGTGTTCTAGGAACAGGTGTTCCAGGAACAGGTGTTCCAGGAACAGGTGTTCTAGGAAACCTGGATTCTGGTGCTGGTGCTGGTATCCGGCTACTCCATGGTTTCCAAGGTTTCACGCAATCACGGAAACCGGAAAAGTCCATTAATAAACCTAAACCGCCAGATCACTCTGGCGGTTTTTTTGATTCCTTTGGTTAAGCGCCGGGTCTAACCACCTACCCGGCGAGGGCTGAGCGGGCTATTCGGCGCTGTTGAAACATGCCTCTGGCAGATCAGCGAGGGTGGTGTTCTGGAGGACGACATCCTCAATTGCGTCGCGGATCTCGTCGGGAGTGCCAACGCTGGTGTCGCCGTAGAGGCCATCCTCAACTGTTTCGCATTTAATTTCGTCATCGCTGAGCGGCTCGAGGCTGGAGCACCAGTCAAATTTTCCGGTCTCGGTGTTGTAGTACACAATGGGGGTGCCCATGACGCGGGACCCGCCGTGGTATTGATTGACATAGGCGTCGGCTACGGTTTTGGCGAAATCGTTGATGCTGGGGGTGTTTTTGTTGGTAGTCATTTCTAGTTTTCCTTTCGTGAACTGTTGTTTAGGTCATACTTATTATACCGCATACGAAATAATTATATAGTGTCAAATGTCATATGTTTTTTGTGACAATTGTCACTCGCAATCGATTGCCGCGCGCGGTACACTGGACGCAACCTAATCAATCAGTTCAGTTCAGAAAGGAAGAAGACATGAAAAAAGATGCCGCGCTTGGGTTTGTGGTGGTGGTTGTTTTCGTGGCGATCTTATTGGTCGTGTTCTGCTGGGTTGACGGCATCCCTGCCGTCAACGCAATCGCATCACTGATCGACGTGATGCGATAGCTCAACCACAAGCCTGGTTCCTGGACAAAAAAGACCGCTGACTTCAGCGGTCTTTTTTTTATTCCGGGAACCATAGAACAAACGTTCTATCCTAACGGCTTGCCGCGCAATACACCCCCACAATACACCCCCACAATACACCCCCACAATACACCTACTCACCACACCTACGCGCTACACCTACTCACCACACCTACTCACCACACCTACTCACCACACCTACGCGCTACACCTACTCACCACACCTACTCACCACACCTACTCACCACACCTACTCACCACACCTACTCACCACACCTACTCACCACACCTACGCGCTACACTGGCGCGATACTGTGCGCACGATACCAGCGCGGGCGCACTGGCGAGTCGCGTAGGGGGATTGTATAAGCTTTTGCACAGTTGTATAGTGTTATGTATAACGTAGCACAGAACAAATGTTCTATTCCAATACAAAACAAAAACCCCGCCAGTTGTGACGGGGATTTTTTTTTGTGGGGGCGCCTACCTACTCTTCGGCTAATTCCTGGAGTAAGCGAACTATATCTTCCAGGTCACCAATGAACGTCCCCCCATCCCCAACGAAGGCGCCATCCTGGTCAAACACTCCGACGACAACGTTATTGTATTGGAATAACGTCCCACCAGTGGCTGGGAAGAACACTGCCCCAGTCCCCCCCCCCACTTGCACGCCGTACAGCCGATTAATCTCGGATGTTAACAAGATTACCTTATATGCAAGGCTTTTTGTGTCACCGGTTCCGATCTTTCTGGCTACGAGCTTGAAAACAAGCTCCCTAAGTTTTGTTTCGCAATCCGTATTCATGTTTTAATCTCCTTTTTTTTGAATTGAGTTGATAATCACAGTATAGCGGATTCCCGCGTTAATACAAGTGACATTTATCACGTCTTTTTTATGACATATGTTACTTGACAAGCATCACCGGTTCCGCGATAATCCTGCCATTGACCAGGTAAGTGAGTAGAACGAATGTTCGACGTGGGGACGTAGAACGAATGTTCGACGTGGGAATGTAGAACAAATGTTCTATTCCGGGACAAAAGAAAACCCCGCCGGGTTAAGGCGGGGGGGAGGTGGGGGAGGTATATTACTGGCGCCAGCACTCCTCAGGTAAATCGTCTAGGGTCGTGGTCATCACCACGAGCTCAATGATACCCTGCCGAATCTCGTCTAGGGTGCTGTTAGAGGTATCCCCGTAATTGCCCTCCTCGACGCGCTCGATGAGGATTTCGTCATCGCTGAGCGGTGTTAGGCTGGAACACCAGCCGAATTCTCCAGTCTCAGTGTTGTAGTATACAATTGGGGTTCCCATGACGCGGGAACCGCCGTGGTATTGATTGACATATGCATCTGCGACTACTTTGGCGAACTCCTTGATGATGTAAGTGTGAGCAGTGTTCATTTTCAAAATCCTTTCTTTTGATTTGATTTGGTTTGGTTTGAGTTGATAGTCACAGTATAGCGGATTCCCGCGTTAATACAAGTGACATTTGTCACAAAAAGAATATGACATTTGCCACTTGACAGACTTCTCCGGTTCTGCGATAGTCCCCCCATTGACCGGATAACGGAAATATAGAACGAACGTTCGACGTGGGAATGTAGAACGTTCGTTCTGGTTTACCTGGAAGGTTCGCGCAGCGAAAAACTTTCCGCGAAAAACTTTCCTAAAAACTTGCTAAAAACAAAAACCCTGCCACAAGCGTGGCAGGGTTTCTTGGGAGAGGCGCGGCGGTTATTCTTAGGATGCCACACGAACCGGGATGCCCTCGATGCCGACGTATAGCCAGCCGATGAATATCCCCCGGCGCTGGCGGCGGACTCCACAATTGTGGTCGTCCCATTCCGCTCGCGAGCGGTATGGACGCCACCAGGCTTTATCCAATGCAAGCACAATCAGCAGGGGTTTAATCCCCCACCGAATCTGCTGGTCAAATGAAAAGATGTTTGGGATTCGCAGGATGAACCTCTTCATTTTCTATCTCCTTTTTTGTTGATAGTCACAGTATAGCGGATTCCCGCATTAATACAAGTGACATTTATCACGTCTTTTTTATGACATATGTTACTTGACAAGCATCACCGGTTCCGCGATAATCCTGCCATTGACCAGAGGTAAGTGAGTAGAACGAATGTTCGACGTGGGGACGTGGGAATGTAGAACGAATGTTCTGGCTTACCTGGAAGGTTCGCGCAGCGAAAAACTTTCCGCGAAAAACTTTGCGAAAAATTTTCCTAAAAACATTCCGAAAAACTTTACGAAAAATTTTACCCCCTCCTTCTTCGTAACAGGAAAGACGAATTGGAATGGATGAACAGATGAATGAATCCGTGTTCATCCATCCAGGCGCTCCCGCCCTTTAATGAAAAATCGCTTGCATCGAAATTAATAAAACCGTCCCGAATGTCACGGTTCTGCATCATCCAGATTCCGCCGGTGACATTTTTCCAGGTTGGCGCGGAGATTCGCGCCGGGAGCCATTCAGCGCCCCCGGTGGTGTCCGTGTCCATTTGGTAATCATAGGAATAGAGACAACGCGCCTCCATTAACCCCTTCTCCACCTGTCTTTTCAGCCATCCCCGGTTAACGGTATTATTTTTTGGTTCCATGGTTTGATCCTTTCTTACAATCCCATTAAGAGATTTGTCAATTCCTGGCACGCGCCAAGGTAATCTTCCGCGAAGATGTTAAACCGTTGCATCTTCTCGCCAATTTCCGATTCCGACAGTTCCCGAAGTCCAAAGCGCAGAATCACGCCTTGAATGTACCACACGCCTTCAATCCGGCAATCAGGAAAATCCATGCAATGCTTTTCCCACCAATGATTAATGTTGTATTCGTATACCTGTTTCGCGGTTTCGGCAAACCGATCCAAAGCATTGAAAAATTCATCCGCGCTATAAATTGGCATTGGATTCCTCCTCTATGATGGTTTTATATTCCATCCTGATGAGAATTTCAAACTCGTAAATCCCATTCAGGAACCTCTGGTAAAAATCGAAAAACGCAAGTGGAAGAAGAAACGGCAAACCGTGAATAATCCACGCCGGAATGATCAGGAAGGCTGGTTCCAGTTCTCCCGGTTCCTCGTCCTCTCCCCATTCATCCGAATAGTAGAGAGTTTCGGTTGGGGTTCCGCTTGCCGGGTCGTGAAGGCGATTCCCATTGGCATCATACCGGATTTGGAGTCTTACATCTTGCGAAGAAGAGATTTCGTTGTCAAGGATTTGAGACACTTCCCGCGCCCCTCCGGGAATCTCTTTTCCGTTGACCTTTGTCACATAGATTCTATACTTCATTTTCCTGATCCTTTCTTTTTGAATTGTGCTTATATTGTAAGTAATTTCGGACGATTCAGGGTTTGCCATGGGGATTATAGAACGGACGTTCTAAACCGGGTGGGAAGTACAAGGAAAGAAAAACCGCCGGATCACTCCGGCGGTTTCCTTTCCGAAAAACATTCCCTAAAAAAATCTTGCTTCCAGCTTCCACCCCTCCCATCCATACCGCCCCAAGATGAGCGGAACCATTTTCTTTAATTCCCCCTCATAATGCGCCACTTTGATTCCTTTCCGGTATTCTTCAACCGTGACCACCCCGCCGCGGTTCCTGATAATGACATCCCCCAAACCCAAAATGAGGGCATTATATTCCCATGCTATGAGAAGGTATATTCTCATAGCCATCACCCGTTCCGGCGTGTACTTGCTTAATTCAGCCTTCGGCTTTTTTCTCCATTGTGCCAAGGCGACCACCACCACCACCACCACGATTATTATCGTCAATGTGTCCATGGCTCATTCCTGAAAGTGCATTGGCATAATAATATGGGAACAATCGTCACTTTCGATCAAAACCGGATGGGTGTTTCTCACGATTTTCATCGTGATAAATTCCGAGTCGCCAACGGATTTCAGCGCATTGACCAGGAAATCCAGGTTAATCTTAACCCGGTTGTCGGCGTCCAATTTGCGTATCATGTATTCCGCCCCGACCATGGACTCGACCTTGAAACCTTCCTTGTTTGCAATAGTCAAATAAATGGAGGACTTATCATTGAAACGAAGCTCAACGGTCAGATTTTTACTGGAATAGGTTAACGCGTTTAGCATTTCGCGCCGATTTACCAGAATTGACATCCGAATCGACACATCCCGCGGGATAATCGGGGTATATTCCGGGAATTGGTGTTCTGTTTCTTGACAAATCACATTCCATCCATTGAATTTGATTCCAAGGAATTGACCGCCGTTGGTGATTCCATCCGAATTAACAAATCTTCGGGTGATTGCAACAGATTGATCACTGTAAATCCCAAGATCACCATTGCCGGAATTACGACAAAAGAACTTGACCAGCGCGCCGGGAATTAACCCCTCCTGATCCTGTTCCAGATTCCACCCGGCATAATTCCACCCGGCACACATTTTCCGAGTCGCCAAGGTAAATCTATTGGTTGCCGCCAGCTTGACAACACCATCAGCCAATTTCCGATAATGAACATCCATTAACTGTTCCCGGAATGGATCATCGGAAACCGACCAAACCACGGAGGCAAGCGATTCCCGCAAATTGGTTTGATCCATCCATGAGTAAATCTCATTCCCCTTTACAATTTCGGCAAACAACCGAATCATGGACTCATCGTGAGGGCTTGAAATATCGCCGCCCATGGTGACAGAACCAACATTCCCGCCGTGCTTGTCCCTCCCTTGCAAAGTAACATTCCAGAAATTTTGCGATCCAACCGGCGCAACATCCAAAGCAAGGTCAAATTCCGTTGCACCTTTCAGGGTGTCAATTGCGCGCTTAAGCTGTCCAACCTGCACAACCGCCCGACTATACGCCGGAGCGCGCGCCGTCCCCACGTCATTAATATTCCCAACCGTTGCACGTCCCCTGGCAAACCAGGCGGTTAATGACAACCGATTACCAGAATTGACATCCAGAATCAGGGGAGCGGACTTGTCGGTTAATCGTTGCAATTCTGAAACCGACCTTTTTAATAATTTCGCGTTCATGTTTTATCTCCTTTAATTCGCGGTCTTACCGCCTACCGCGAAAGGGCTGTTTATTTGTACACTTATTCTACGCGGATTCCTGTCACAATTGCAATTGTGACATTTGTCACATTCCCCACGCCCCGCCGACCACCGGAGCCGGAGCCGGAGCCGGTCAGGTCGGCAACCAGGCGGAGCCGGAGGGAACCCCCCCACCCATGGCGCTAAAACAACGCTAAAACAATGCAAAAACAACGCAAAAACAATAAAAAAGGCGGGGTTCCCAACGGAACCCCGCCCCATGGCGCTAAAACAACGCTAAAACAACGCAAAAACAACGCAAAAACAACGCTAAAACAACGCTAAAACAACGCTAAAACAACGCTAAAACAACGCAAAAACAACGCTAAAACGCTGGATAGTGACATTTATCACTGTTTTTTTGTGTCACGTCTCTCCACTGTCCGCCAGGCAAGCCATATCAGGAACGCGCACGCCTGCGCGACCAGAACCAGCCAGAATTTGTCCACCAGAATACCATATCCGGCAAGCAAAAAACATAAATACCAGCCAAAAAACAGTGAAAATTTCAAGAAAATGACACGGCTGAATTTCTTGATCATTTCAGATATTCCGCCAAAACATTTCCGCCCATGGCAAACGCAGAAAGAATACCGGCAACAAACAGGGACGGAAAATCATAAAAAATTCCCAATACACATAGAGACGCAATCACAGCAAAAACAATCCTGTTATACAATGCAACGCGCCTCCAGCCCTGGACTCGTTTCCGCTTTCTTCCCATTTCATCATAAAACAAAATAATCTTTACCCGAATGTAAATCAAGTCCTTTTGAGCATCCGCAATCCCGCCACTTTTTCCGCATAAAACCGCGATTTCGTGAATTTGCTTTTCTGTGTCCATGCACCTCCAACGCAAAACGGGGCAGGAATACTCCTGCCCCATTTTTCCTAGAAACCACTTACTTGTCTGCCCGCCATTCCACCCAGAGAATGGCGATTGCGACAAACAAAATCGCCGCTCCGACCAGCACCCCCCACTGGTCGGCAACAACCGCAAAAACTCCAATGGCAATGGCGATAATCTCGCCAATCGCCGCGCACCAATCTGCCAGCCACATGATGTTTTTCCTCCTTTCTTTTAGTATATGACCGCGCCGCGCTTTTCAAGATACGCGAGCGCATTTTCATCGAATACATGAATCCCGGTGTCGTCCATCCAGCCCACCGGACTATTATTAAAATAGGCGACATAATAAGCACTGTTCTCTACGGGAACAATCAGCAAAATGTCGTCCACCACGTCACTTTTTTCCACATGATGAGACCGTCCGGAAGCCTCCCGAAAAACGGTGTCAATGTCTCCGTCATTTGCGAAGTAACACTCCGCTCCCTCAATCATGGCGCCAATCTTTTTAAGCGCCTCCGTGATTGTCGGAGCGCTCTCTTGGAACCGAAATTCATTTTCATACCCGACAATTGCCGGAAGCTGGACTTCCACAGTCCAGCGCCCGCTCGAAGCTGTGGCTGTGATCTCCATTCTTTCTACCTTTGCTGTTTTCATTTTTCCTCCTCTCCGAAACCGAACAATTCCATGAGCGCAATTTCAGCCCGAATCCTATCGCAAAAATATCTCAACTCATAACAAATCATCAACTCGCGCTCAAGGTAAACAACCGCGCTTTCAAGTTCGCCTCGCGCTTGTTCCAATTTGAAAATCTCTTCCTGGCATTCCAAATAACAAGCCGCACGGTTGAGGCAACCGCGCCCTTCCCGATATAACTGCCACCAATCCGGTTCAGCCAGAGCGGTGGATTTTCCTTCCAATGCTTGCGCCATTTCCTCAATTCGAGATTTGATTTCGGCGTTCATATCTTGTCCTTTCTGTATATTACAAGTATAAGGTATCCTCGCGCTTTTGAATAGTGACATTTGTCATATCTTTTTTGTGACATTCGTCACCATCCAGCGCGGCAGAAGCAATTCTGTCTAATACTCGATAGGTCGCCATGGTATCTGCCATGGAGCGATGATACCGTCCTTCTGGCGCAACCCCAAGCCGCTCACACGCCTCCGCAAGCTTGAACCACTTATATCCGCCAACCGAATTGAATACCTGAAAGTAATTGGACGCTAAAACCATGGCGTCCACCATCAAGACCGGTACCGGTGGAAACTTGATGGAATGAATCAGAAACGTTTGGTGGATCATGCGCAAATCAAACGAAACGTTATACCCCACCCAAACCTTTTCGTTGAGAAAATTCTTGATTTCCAGTTCGTAATGAAAAACATCATTTTCCACCGACAGGACTTTATTCGTGATTCCCGTCAGCATCTCGATGCTTTCCGGAACGAACGACGCCGGACGCAATAGGCGGGACACTGTTTTCCCGGACTGCACGTGATAGGCTGATATTTCTATCATCTCCGCACCAATGTCAAACCCGGTGGTTTCCGTGTCCAAAACAACCACGTCCCCATACCGCCCCCCTAAAACGTCCCGCGCCATCTGGATTGCTTGTTCTTTTGTCATCAGCCTTCCTTTCTTTTATGAGACTACCCCTAGTCTACCAGAACACGTCCCAAAATACAAGCATTAAAAAGGAACAGACACACCGGGGAAGTGTGCCTGTTCCCGCCGCCCTGCCAGTTTCAGGGAGGCACCACAAGGAGAGAAAGGAGAGAAAGGAGAGAAAGGAGACTTATTTTCATAAACTGGCACCCTTATTATATACTATTCTTTCTCAATTTGCAAGCGCGTTCCAATGTCCTCCAGAAGGCTGACAACCATTAACAGAATTTCCCGCACCTCCGCAGGAGGATTGCTTTCCAGTATCATGTCAATGGACGACCTCGCTTGCCTCAACGCATAAACAACCGTTCTGCTGTCTCCGACAATGGCGGTTTCTTCATTATTGTTATTGTCATCTTCACGCCCAACCTCAACTGCGTCAGGCTTTTCCTCGCCAACCTCACGACCAAACGCAAACCTGGCAACCATGGCGTCCACCGTTGCCGGTCTCCCACCATGGCTTTCCGCATATTCCATGCACCAATCCAGTGCCTCGCGCCAATGATCGTTCAAACGCATGGCTTCCCGGAAATGGTCAAACGCTAAAATCTCATAGGTCTCCCGATGTTCCACCGGATAAAACGCCGACATCATCGCATATTCACGCACAGTCCTGGACGCCTTGCCTACCAGGTTTCCAACGGCAGAGTAAATAACCTCTTTCGTAATCCACTTGCCGGATTCGGCATTGTGCCGGATAACATAATTTGTCAGATCGCCAACCGTCCAGCCAACCTGCGTGATGACGTCCCGCAACTGGATTAACTGTTGCTGGACTTCCTCTGGAATAATATCATTATAACTCGTCTGCATTTCACCTCCATAATATAAGAATAACAAGAATCGCAATCACCGAAAGAAAAATCATCATCACACGCTCCGAACCTTCTTCCACCATCTCAATCGCCCACTTCGGGATCGGATACAGTTTCATTTTATCCCCCGAATGGTAACAGACGGTTCTCCGGTTTTCATCGCCCCCTTGATTTCCGGGTGAGCCAACGCAAGCCCCTTCAACATCGTTGAGTCCCACGTATCACGCCCCTTGTTATATACCGCCATCAAGGTTGTTCCCTTGATGGTTTCACCAAGCGTAATCACCATGGACTTTATCTCTTCCGATAGTTTCGCTTCCAGTTCGCGCAACTTCCCAATGGGATCAAGATACTGCAACTCAATCCGGTCAATCTCCGCCATGACCGGCTTCATCGCTTCGCGAATTGCCGCCTGCCTTTGCGCCTCCATGTCGCTGATTTTCTGGCGCAACTCTGAAAGATTATCCAGTTTGGCTTGAATTTCATTTGCTTCCATTGTTTCCATTGTTCTTGTTCTCCTTTTCAAAAAATTTTATCATGATGTCTAGGGCTTCCCCGGAGTCCACCATGTTTGTCGTGAAATTAAACTGCTTCCATCCAGCCATCGTGGTTCGGTTGAGCTTGCGACAATCTCTGGTAATACCGTTTCCGGTGTTATGACCGGATTTTCGCATCCATACCCCACCCTGCAATTCTACCACGAGTCGATGATCCTCCCAGCCAAAATCGTATGGAGAACGCCGATACTCTTTCAGCCGATATTGCGGAGTTGGTTCCGGCAACCCAGCAACCCGCAACTGCCACAAGAATTTTCTTTCCAGGTCGGTTTCGCATCCAGCAAACGCATCGTCACCAACCAACGCGGAAGGGTCTATCACAATTTCCCGCCTTGACCGTGGGCGGCGGTGAGGATTACTCTTTCGCACCATTCCTGATACCTCGCTCAATATCAGCCGTTGCTTTTTCCACCGCCGCCTCCACGATGTCAAATGGCTGTCCCGTCAGTCTTTCCAAGGCATGAGCCGCATTGAACAAAACAACCTGACAATCAGCCAGTTCTTGCCTGATTCTATCCATTCCGCCCTTGCGAATGGATGACCCCCAACGGTCTCTCGGCGCATCAAACTGAACACGCGCCGCACTTCCGGCATCCCGAATCAGATTCTGCAAATACCTGTCCCGATAATTTCCAGATAGGTCAATGCTGTCGGCAAGTTCCGCAAGTTCTTCCTGCAACTTCGCGCATTGACGCGCTAAAAATTGCACGTCCGACCAGCCATCCAGATACCCGCGCCTGGCGGTTGCCTCTGCTACCTTCTGTTGTGGCTTCATAAAATTCCTCCGGGAATGGATGTATTGGAAGGCGCGTATAAAATCGCCTTCCCGGTTTCCACGTTACGGACTCCAATCATTCCGTTTACCGTCAACTACCACCCGCTAAAGCGGGTGGCTTGTCCCTGACGCCATCGCAGAAGTAGCGGCGGTGGTCGAGACGTTTGGCAGGTTGACTACTGCCCGGCGAGCGATATTGCTCGCCGCGATGTGATCGGCAAATCCAGCAAATCCGCACGACACACAGGAGAACTGACTTTGAGTAGGGCGATTGCGTTTGTCTACGTGACCACAGGCGGGACAGGTGCGGGACGTATTACGAGGGTCTACAAAGACCACCGGAACACCCACGCGCTGCGCCTTGTAGGAGACAAACGACCGGAGTTGGAAGAAAGACCAACTATGCAGCGTGGCGCGCTGGCGGCGACGAACCGTAACCCGCTGGCGAATGCCTTCGAGGTCTTCGAGAGCAATCGCCCGCTTCGTGTCTTTCGCCTTCGTCACAAGCTGCTTGGAGATAACGTGATTCACATTTCTGGCAAAGCGAGACTCTTTGCCGGACAACTGACGCAGCCGACGCCGCGCCGACTTGGTGCCTTTGCGCTGCAACTTGGCGCGCAGGCGGCGGTGACGTTGCCTGACGCTATTGACCTCACTGGACGAATGCACTTCACCGTCCGAGTCAACGGCGATATTCGTCACGCCCAAGTCAACGCCCAACGCGCCCTCAACGTCAATCGGTTCCGGTTCCTGCACTTCGCAGGTGGCAGACAGGAAGAACGCGCCGCGGAACGTGACCAGATCGGTTTCGCCCTGGCGAGATTCCAGAAGCGCGCGCTGCCTCTCTCCACAGACGAACGGGATGTGCAAGCGACCCTCTACCGTCCAGATCGAGACAGTAGACTTGGCAAGCTGCCAGGAAAGGATACGGTCATCGTAGGCAATGCTCCCTGTGGACCGGAACATGCGCTTACTCTGACGGTCGAGCTTGTAGGCATCGGCAACCTTGCCAATCACCCGCACGGCGACCTGAGCCGAAAGCCCGAATTGCGACCGGATAGCCTGATAGCACAGGTGATGCAGGTCGTACTGCCGGAAGGTCTTGGTTTCCCACGCCGTATCACTCACAAACCGACAGGCGGCGTTGGCCTGTTCCAACGTCCGCTTGAGCGCGTCGGCTTGTTCGGGAGTAGGGAGCAGTTTGACTTGAGCTATCAGCTTCATGCCAATAATTATAGCACAAACACCCTAAAACTTCAAGTAGGGAAATCAGACCTTCTGGCATTCTTCGATGTATCGATTGTACCACGAAAGGAGGGAAGCGGCTTCCTCCACCCTTTGAAAGGGGGGGTTTCCGCCGCCGAACCTCATGAAAACCTCATACCCCAGCATAACCAGTAAATTGAGATACCTAGCGGCTTCCGTTTCCTTTACTTTTTTGTCTCCGCCAGAGCCTCAATTTCGCTTCCGAGCCGGTCAGATATGATTTCGGTGTCATCTGACTTGCACTCCACACATACCGCCGTTGGGTCACACGCAATACGTAGCGGTATCAACTTCGCAAAAACAACGCTACCGCAGTTAAAACAAAATGCGGTAACGATGACATCATCCTTTTTTATCTCGTCCATGGAATCTCCGCCGAACAAATGGCAATAAAAATTGCCATAAATATAACCATCACAAAAAAGGCAATAAATCTCCATGCCCAAGACAGGTCTGCATCAATCGCCGCGCCAGAGGCGGTAATTGCCACGAAAAACGTGACAATCATACCAATCACCTGCATTATTCGTAAAAAAATCCTTTTTTTCATCTTATCCTCCAAAAATTACCTCCGCGCCGTTGTCCCGACTCAAAATCCGGGCTTGTTCGTGATTACGTTAACCGCGCACGCGGAAGCGACTTTGGCGGTCAGGATTTGAGCCTGATTAGCATAATTTCTGGATTTCCCTGTTCGTCGTTATGATAGACGCCATCGAGTTATGCTGCCGATTCACGTGTTCCCACCACGCCGCCGCCAGCAAAAACCAGTATCGCCTGGCGATCCGTAGCTTGACAGCCACTACCACTCATTACCCTCACACGGAGGAACGGATTCTTACTAGGCTGTCAGCCAGGTTCCCACTGGATGTTGCCTGTCAATCAATTGGTAAGGTACTAAATCCCGGTTACACTCTCCGGCTCGCCGTCTTTTCGCCTTTCGGTCGGGCTGCAACTTATGCCCTGCGGACGATGCTGATATCCCGATTTTCGACCAGCCTTTTATCATGGGCATGATAGGCGGCCAGGATTCGAACCTGGTTATACCCGTTTCATACTGCCGCGCTATGCTCTCCTGGGCTTCGAAGGGTTTCCAGGGCTTCCAGCGTCCTCCCGCATATCTATCACCTGTGTTACCACAAGCCGGAGGACATCGACAATCGGTATTTGCGTATGTACCAGCGTGTTCCCACCACGCCGCCGCCAAATCTGTTACCAGCTTGTCAGCCAGTCGAGTTAAAGTTCAATGCCAAAATGCTTCGCCAAAATGCTTCTTTGCCGCCACCAACGCCCATCGCAGTTCATCGGCAAACTCATTTCTTGGCAGAAATACATGACAGCCGTTAGCTGTAACGGCGTGGATTGCACCAATCCATTTTCGCAACGCCCGCAATTGACAGATTTTCAACTTCGACAAACCCGCAACATCCGGAGAGTCAAAATCGAACAGATATGCGATCAAAGTATGCCGGTCTCGCTCATCGAGACCTTGGTTCCGAAACTGCATGTATATTCCAGCTATCATCGTTTCCGGTTGCCCGGTTGTGTAAATTTCCTCACATTGAACCGCATAATCACGCAGGAATTTTTTTAATTCCTCTGGCTTCATGGCAACATTTTCGCTCATCTTACCCTCCGCTTGTTGTGCATGTCCAGTTCTTCTGCAAGGATTATCGCGTCTTGCAGTTCGTTCATTTGCTTTTCCAGACGGAGCAACACCCCGTCCGGTTTGCCCTGCTTGTAGGCTATACGGTATTCCCGGCAAGCCTCTTCATAAGAGGCTCGCAACGCCGCCAAGCCACTCTTGCGCTTATTTTTGGGCATGATACTTTCTCCTCGCCTCCCTTAACTTCTTATCAAGAGATAGCATCGCGTTCAATTTGAACGCGACGTTATTTTGGCTTTCTTCCGTTGGATTCGCCTCGTGCTGGTCACTGGCTTCATTGAACGCCACAACCGCATTCTCAAACTCTATCTCCAAAGCGGAAATTTCAGCGGGCTTTCTTCGATAATGCCCATCCTTCTTATTTTCCTCGTCCAACGTGTACCAGTCCATGCTTCCTCCGTTTTTTTATTTATTCTACGGGGTTTTCGAACTGTTGACTAGTGTCATTTGTCATGTTTTTTATAATACTTTCGCCCCACTCTTTCAGCTCCGTTGCCAGCTTATTTCGCAACCGAATCACTTCGGCATATAAGTCAGCAATCCTGCTGGTATCCTCATACCTGGCGATTGTATTCGCGTTTTCCATCGCCCGTTGATATGCGCGTTCTGCAATTGCGCAATTCCGGGCGGTTTCCCGAATATACTCCGGCACGTGCCGAGAAATGTCAACGACTTTTGGTTCCATCTAATCGTATCCCAACAGCACCAGGATTCCCATGATAATCGTCATGGCTATCGCAAAAATCCACCATCCCATGATCCCTCATTTCTACGGCTTTTCGCCGTTGCTGAAACTTGATTTCCAACAACCCCACCCGCACCGCTTCCGGCACGGGCGGGGTTTCTGGACGGCTAATCAACACCGCTTTTTTCGTCATGCCACCTTACCAAGTCTCTTGAAGTATTCCTGCCAAATGTGACGGCGGAATATTTTGGACTTGCAAAAATCATGCTTGCCGTTTAGAAGGGCGCGGGTTAATGCAATCTTGCGCCCGCTCGCCTTGCTCCAAACTCCATGCCGCAAGTCGTTTGGGTGAACAATACACGACCCCTTCGCTATCTCAACCCATCTGTTGTTAATCTGGATTGAGATGACAGCGACAGTTGCGGGGCGCGGTTCCGGTTCATCGCAAAGCAACCTCACATGGACAAAATTTACCTCCACCGGAACTCCCAGGTAATTGGTCGTAAACATTACGCCTCCAACCTTACTACGTTCCGATATGGCTTTCCAGCGGAATTCATTTTATCGCTGTTGCGCCAATAGGCGTTGAAACTTACCGGATACTCCGTTGCAACCATGAAGTGTTCCGGAGTCCATCCACCAATCGCGCCAAAAAGATTTGCCAACGAATCCGGCGTCATCACACTGGACAAGTCGGCGTATTTCCGACCCGCCCCAAAAAACTCCACCTTGCTCTTTCCGTCCGTCCTGGGCGTTACCAGGACTTTGACAACCCGAATAACGCCACCTTCGGGCTGGTTCTCGTTCTCCTGAACGGGTTGAGAGGGCGCAGGTGCAGGTGCAGGTGCAGCGGCGGAATTGGTTACATTGGGGTTCGGTTGATTCGTCACTGGCGCGGGGCGATTCGGGGTTTGCGGCGACAGCGGGTTAAACGGTTTGAGGTGATAAACCTCATTGGCATACCGCATCCCGGCAATGATTTGGTCAATCGCTCCCTGAACCGTCTCTGCACGCGCAGTGACGTTGATTTTGAACGCCTCCCGGCGTTCCGTTGCAGAGTCTGTAACCGTCCCCCACAACTCCATAAAAGCCACGCCTCCCGCCTCGGGGAGGTAGCTCGGAGTTTCAATGGACTCAACGGACTCAATCGGTGTTTCTTTTTCTTCTGACATTTTTTAGTTCCTTTCTTTTGAATTGGTTTGAGGTGAACTACCACCCGCTGAAGCGGGTGGCTTCCTGGTTCGATGAGCGAGTAATCCCACTCTCCCCAGACGTATGCGTTCCTGGCGTTCCACCAGTACGTTCGGCACAGCCGAAAATCTCAATATTTATTTGAGATAAATTGATTTTAGCACTATCCCGCTAAAATTACAATATGACATTTGTCACTATTTAACGGTTCCATCTGGCATCCGCACCCGCCTGGCGGGTTTCCATTTCGTCCAGCCGGTTGTAAATCGGGTCAAACTTAACCCAATAATGGACATTATCCATTCCCATCTTTTGTTTAAGGATAGATATTACCATCTGGTTGCTTCCAACAACATCCCGCCCCAAAAACTTTTCCCCCTCATTCCGATATTTGCGGGGACGCACAAGGCTAAACACCTTGTCGCTGGATTGTTCACAATTGGATGTCCATTGACCATCATCCAGACCGGGAACGGGTTCATCCCTTGCATCAACTTCCCGTCGCGCTTGTACCCCCACCACAAACGGACATCCAAACGCAAGCGCACCATCTTTCAGGCGGTCTAAAATATCACTGGTTGCAATCGCCTTGCTTTCAACCCTTCCCTCCGCTGGAATGCGTTGCAGGTAATCTATAAAGACCATGTCAATAATCTTGCCATAGTCATCCTCGATTTTCCGTAATGCCTCCGCCAACGTTGTAACATTCATGGCTGGACGCTTCTTCCTGCGTTCCAGGCTGTGACCAATAAACCATAACGGTTGTAAGATTCGGTCAACCCCGGAACGAAGAATCCGGCTCCATTCATCGTCCGAAATCTCACCACGCGCCATGTTGGTAACGGACAGTTGTTCGTCTGCGGCAACCATGAAGCTGTGCAATTCCTCAACAGATTGCTCCCATGTCGCATATACGACAATATGATTTTCGGCGTTGGCGCGCTCCGAAATTTGATTCGCCCACCAGCGCGCCCACCGCATCATAAACCCGGTCTTTCCACCGCCGGGTCGTGCAATAATGCTAATCAGTTCACCCGGCAACAACGGCAACATGGTTTTGTCGAGCGTTGGTAGCCCCAACGGTATCGCCAATGCGGTTTTGTCACGCTTCCCTTTCAGGTAGGCGGTTCCAGCGTTGGATGCCTGTTCCGGCGTGAAAATCAAATCTTCCGCGTTCGTATCAGCCAGCATAATCATCTCCCTCGCTTTCCGTAAAATCCGTGGTGCTGATTCTTTTCGCAGAAGTCCTGTTCACGGCGCGCATATCAAGAATCGTTTTTGTCAACGAACGCGGACTTCCGATTGTAATTCCAGATTGGCGAAGTTTGCCAACCGCCGCTTGAATTTCCTCAACCTTTACCTGCTGGGTTTGCCACTCCAAATAAAACTTTGTCCAGGCAACCCTTTCTGATGGCAACGACTCCCTTCCCGTTGCCTTCACAAACGCATTGTGTAATCCCCATAATGACTCATATAGCCAGGATGGGTTGTAATCCGACACGCCGCTCGCCCGGCGTTCCATCTCCCCCTTTCGTATAGCCTCCAAAACGCGCGGGTTTTTCACCTCCCTGCCCATTCCGATAATTTCCCATGTCGAAACTGGTGGATTTTGCGATTCATCACCGACAAGGAAATCAGTTTCTTCTGCCGGTTCATCTTCATTTTCAACGATTGGCGTATTTGTTGTAATCTCTGTTGTAATATCTGTTAATGATTTCGCGGGAATCGCGATATCGTTTTCGCGATAATCGCGAAAACGATTTTGCGAAATTGCAATTATCCTATTCGCGATTTCTTCCAAATTGGGTTTGTAATGGGTTGTCGGGTTCCCGTTCGCCTTCTTCACCTTCGTCTCCAACAATCCCATGACGACCAACCGCTTGACGGCGCTTCGGAATTTATAATCACCCATGGCAACTTCATCCGCAAACTCTGCGGTCGTTTTCCAGAACCATCCATCTTCAGCCCTGGACCGGCTGCTCCAATAGATGCATTGAGATATAATCAATGCCGTTTCAATATCCCCGGTCATTTCAATGAATATCCTTGGGACTACGAGTAAGTTTAACTGTCCAGATACAGCTTCAATCAACCCAAAAATTTCTTTTTGATTATCCACTCTTCCTCCGTTTTGATGGTGCAATATCCTTGCTTTTCAACAATTGTAACAGTTTTTCTCCGGTCAATGCCCCGCCGTTGATTAAGTCGTCTATCTTGTCGGGAAGTAATAAATCCACTGCCCGGACTCCAAGTTGTTCTTTCATCCGGCGGGCTGGAGATTTCCAGTCCTGACGCGCCCCCTCTGGCACCTGGTAGGTGTCCGGATCAAGCACAATAAATATCCTCCGAATATCCGGAGATGACAATTCTTTAATCAAGTCTCCACGGATGTTCTTGCCGGATATTCCTAATACATGCAACCATGGCGCCAATGGATAATGGTCTGGCGTCCATAGATTCGCGTAAACGACCATTGCCTTAATTTCCCCCTCAACCAACAGAATATCCCCCCAAAGCGTTTGTATGGTTGGGTTGGTGTAAAACAGCCGGTTATTGATACCGGACATTTCCGGGCGGTACTTTCCATGCTTCTGCATTTCGGGATTTAACAGGCGGTGCCTCAATCCAACCAGCTTCCATTGGACGTCCTCTCCGTTTTCCGTTTGGCGGTGTTCTGTCCGCCAATAAGGAATAGTCAGAGAATCGGATAGTATTTCCGCATCATCCATAAGGTATGATCGCCCCGGACAATATCCAACACCATACGCATCCTGCCAAAAATCGTTGATTCCACGCTTTCTCCATTCCGCCTTGGCATGAGCATATTGCAACCGATTCAGCGATTCGACATATCGTTCCTGCGCCCCGGACTTCCGAAGTCTTTCGATCACTTCGGCATCATCCTTGACCGGATCCTCAATTATAATCGGTTGAGAAATCTCAATGGACGACTCTTGGACGTATCTCTCGCCAGTCAGCCTCTCAAAGGCTTCCTTGAAACTAACGCCATCAAGCCACATCAAGAAATCCAACGCGTCGTTCCAATGACCGCCTGCACCAGGTTCTCCCGTGCATTGTCGGCAGAACCAGCCACGCGGCGAAACGCGAAAACGGTCAACCCCGCCGCACTTTGGACATGCACCAGCCCATTCCTGCGCCGATACACGACGCAATGCTGTCCTTGTCTTTACCAGGGACATCAAATTGACCCTTTTAATGGCGTTCCTTGCTGAAGGGGCTATCATTAGCCCTCCCCTCTCAAAAGTTTCGATTATTCTATCAGGTTCTCGAATGGATTACAAGTGACAAATGTCACGTTTCCCGGAAATCGCTTTCATCATCATAAATCCTGCCGGAGTAAATTTCTCCAGATTCGATGCTCATTGGCTCCGGCGATTCAATATTGGAAATCACTTGGATTTTTATGGTGTGGTCTGATTGATATAATCGGACATAAAATCCGCCAATCGGTTTCGGAACCCCGCCCCTGGTAACATCCCACCCGCTTGCACCATCCCCATAAGACAGTTTGTATCCGGGAGTCCGAATATGATGCTGGGTATCAAAATACATGATGCCCTTATTCGACAATCGCTCTCGCGTGATGGGGACATAATATCCATTATGATTATGCCCGTTCACAACAATATTGGCATCGGGAAGATAGACCGCTTGCCGGTTCGTATGGATGACGCCCCTTGTTACCGGAGCATCCCCACCGGCGCCATGGAAATACTTGACGCGCACGCTTGTTTTCGTACCCCCCATATCTATCATATAGCGGACATATCCGCCATAACCGCCATGCTGAATCTCTGTGCTTTTTCGGCGGTTCAACTCAAACACCAGCCTGTCCATCAATGACGTATTGCTGTTTTTTAGAACAGAAATTTCATGGTTTCCGTCAGAAATGACATCCAGATTTTCTGCATATTCTTCCAAAAAATCCGCCGAGTCCTTGACTACGAAATCATAATAATCAGGTCTACGGTACTCCGGGCGCAGTTCTGACATATCGCGTCGCGGATCAAATCTTCCCTGCATGGCATCAAACCAATCTCCAAAAATTGAGATGGAAGCTCCAAGCTTCTTCGCCTCATCCAGATGTCTTTTTAGCGATTCGCGATAACACCGCGCGCTATCAAAATGAACATCGCTCGTAAAGTATAAGAGTTTTTCCCAACCAGCCAGCGCATCATCAAAATAGAAACTTGTTACCGCCCCCTCAACTTTTTTGGTTGTCGGTTGTATCATTGTTTCTCCTTCGTTTCGTTTTCCGTTGCGGCTTGTCAACTGGCGCGATTCCATTTTCCGCCAGTTGTTTTATCAGCCGCTTGATATATTCGTTTGCCTGTTCCAAGTCAAGCCGAACTTCTTCAAGCTCTTCGGAAAGCTTTTCGCGCTCCTCGCGTTCAAACTCGATTTGCGCTTCAAGTTCTTCGCGTTTTTGTCTTTCTATCGTCAGTTTCTCCTCTAATTCGGTTATTCGTTTCATTAGCGGCTCGTTGAGTGTTGCCATTCGTTCCGCTATTCCGGCAAATACATTGCTGGATTCTGACTGAATCTTTCTCTTTTCCTCTTCTAGCTTTTTGTTTTCCGCCTCCTTTCTTCGTTTTTCAACTCTAGCATTATACACATATAAGAACGCGGATACAATACCTGGAACAGAAGCGGCGATTGCAATAATGATAGTCCAAAAGTCATTCATGGTTTGCGTCCTCGCTATCCGCCTTATATCGTGCAATTTCCAAAACAAGCACTGTTATGAGTCCGTGCAACCTCAAGATGCTTGACCACGTTCCAAGCGATTCGATAACCTGATGAACATCAACGAATTTTGACAGAACGACCATGGAATAAAACAACAATCCATGAGCCATCCAGACCAAAATTGGAATCGCGAATAAAAGGATTTCCATGCGTCTAAACGAACTGGTATAGCGCCGAAGCCAAACAATTTGGACAACAACGATTGCTACAATGACCGTCATTGCAATTGACTGAATAAATATTCTGTCCATCGTTCCTCCGTTGGATCGGCGCTATACGCTAATTCCAAAAATACAATCGCTAATATTCGCCAAGCACGCGCTTGACCGATCTTGTCTTTGGGGTAATCCGATGGACTCCCTGGTTGGCAACGATAGCGGCAATATAAATTCCGACGAGTTGGAAAATTCCCGCCTTGTCACAGGTGAATCCGTAATCCCATAAGCCAAGATAACACTGTCCGACATATACCCCAACCGCAACAAGGGCAAGCACGCCAGCCATGATTAACTTTTTTGTCTCGTCAGAGAGGGCGGCAAACCATACGTTCAGTTTCGGGATATAGGAAAACGCCAGTGACAGTATTGCGCCAGCGATTCCAGCTAAAATTTCAGGTGTCATTTTTATTCCTCCTTTTGTTCTAATTGCCACGCGGTGAGCGTGGATTCGGATACGGTTTGGTTTGGTTGTTTTGTGTTCATTATTTCATAGTGATATTCGCTCCCGATATATAAGATTTTGACAACGGTTCCCCGTCCCATCGGGGTATTGACAACATTACCCAACTTGAAGGCATATCGCTCCACTATATCTTTGCCATCCATTCCATGCTACACCATTCCCCAATCCCAATTCTTCCCCATCCGTTGCGGATTTCATAAACCTGCCGAACGGTTCCAAATGGCATTGTATATAACTTTGGACAATCTGTGCCTGGACAGGAACGAACACGCAGACCAAGCGGAGCAATCACGCGGTATTTTGGGCTGGTAGTTGGCGGTTCTACCGGTGGCGTATCCCCAAACATTTCATCCCACGCGTCCTCCCTAAAAAAGTTTAGGTCAATCAAGCCGCTAAATCCTGGAAGATAAAACTTGTCTCCAGACCATTGCCAGATGATCGGGTCACCGCCTCCGCGCAAGGAATTAACCCATCCAGAAGGATAATAATTGACCAGTTGTTCCCACGAACAGGAAACGCGCGGATAGGTTGGTAACGGGTAACGCGCAAGCCAGAACCTATCTTCAACCTGCCATGACGGATATGGACTCATGTGAGCGTCCCACCACCATGCTCCGGTATAGAAAATCATGTTCTGATATTCCCATTTTAGGGCATCCCGCATTTCTTTGACCTTGGCGCGCATCGTTGAATTGCTATATCCCCTGTCCAATTCAACGTCAAGAACAATTGGGATGTCAAGGTTCGGTGGACAATAAGAACGAATCCGCGCCATGTGTTGCGCGGTTGTGTACCATGGGTCAAATACATGATAAAACGTCAATTTCCAGTCCGGCTTGTGGCTTCTGTAATTTGCCCAATCTGCAATAAAATCAGCATCTTGCCAGTTTCCTTGACCACCGCGCAAAATCGCGAATTGTACATCATGAATCAGCGAATAATCAGTAACCTGATTTCCAGCCCAGGTGTCAATTCCTAATATCCTCGTCATGCAACCTCCTATTTGAAAAGCCAGCGGCTATGTTGCCATAGCGACCATATCAGATAATCTGGAACAATTGAGGCGGCAACAAAGCACAGTGCCGCCTGTCCGTCAAAATAATTTGCTCGATTTGTCCTCCCGATTTCAAATGGCTCCGTTGAGTTGTAAATCGTTGCCGCCGCCGGACTTGACGTTGCCGTATAGGAAGCAATTGTTGTGTTTACCCACAGCTTCAATTCTTTTCTCGGTGTAAACCTTCCGACAATAAAATACCAGTTATCGTTTGCGATTCCGTAAGTTGCTCCCGCAATGGTTGTTGTGTCAACTGCGGCTCCATCTCCGGAAACCTGAACGGAAATCGCCCCGGTGTTTGTGGAGCGATAAATCCGGTAAGCGCGCTGGTTTCCTGTTTCATACCATTTTGAGATAAGACCTTCTGAAGCCGTTGCCGCAAAGCTATCAAAGTTGAACCATCCGCCAAACGTCAAACCACTATAAGTAACGTGCGACTCGTTTCCGATAACGTCAAAGTGTGAACAGTCCGGATGGTAAAGATAATTCGTGTTCGCCCTCACGAAGTCCATGACCGGCGCAAGGCGATCATACGTGATATTTGGAGAGCCCAACCCTGCTGTAATCAGATGATAACCATTGGCAACATCAGAAACGTTTGGCATGTTCGCTCCTATATCTCATAAAACCCCTGGCAATAAATACGCTTGCTATTGGCGTTTGTCCATGCACCAGTTCCCATATTTGTATAGAAATTAATGGTTGTTGATGCGGACGGAATGTACCAACGTGACGCAACGGTAAGGACTGCTCCATTATTAATGGCATATCCGTTAGCTCCAGTCCAGTTCATGTTTGCGATAGTTGCCGCCTTGATCGGCAGGGCAATGCTCGCGCTAGTGGCGTTGGACGTTCCGGCGGTCATTGCAATCGCGAACAGAACGATTCTTCCGAAGAGAACCGCGAATTTATAGATTCCCGTTGGAATGTCCGTCCACCCGGTTTGTGACGCAGGAGTCCATGATGTCCACGCGCCCGAAGTCTGTATTCCCATGGGAAAAAACGATGCCAGACCAGGTACTTCCAGAAATTCAGAACAAACATTCTGCCACGCAAAATTAGGCTCGTCCCTTCGCTGGAAATAGCCATTCAATGAACCTATCATGGAGTTATTTGGAGTTCCCGGCATTATACAAACCCTCCCATGGTTAACTTCTGTACATATTGGCTCAATTTGTCTGTTTTCCCGCCCATCAACGACACCGTCCATGGAGCATCATATCGCATGGACTCGATAAACTTCATGCGCGGGTCTTTACGAAATTCAGCCGGTCTTTCTGCTATTCCCGCATTGAAATCAGAAATCAAAATCCATTGTCCGGGAAGAACATCATAGGGGAAGATATTCGCCCCGCTTATTTTGTCTGTAATATGTTGCAACGGGTCTGATAGTTTGTGAACATATTTTACGGTGTTTGGAATGGTATCATAATAAATCACATTTCCATAAACGCCAAATAATCTTCGCTCGTCACTTGTGTCGTTTCCATACGAAACAAGTTCTTCTATAATATCCCATGCAAATCTTGTTCCATCTTCTCCAGCAGGAACAAGCAATAAATTGTCTTTGATATTGGAACGATCAAGCGAAAAGATTCCATTCGGATCTGCTGCGATAACGCTCATCAACTTTGTGTATAAACTGACTGCGCCAGACGTAAAATCATCGTAAATGTAAAATCGAAACCAGTGAACCCATCCCATACACTCTAAAGAAATTTGAAGCTCTGACGCCGCCGAGTCTGAAAGGTTCAAGTCACCCGTGCTTGCCGGATATGAATTTTCCGTCAAATATACATCTCTAACCTCAATCGCTTCTGCGTCTGTAATACTTCCGCCAGAATACATTTTTTCGATGACGCCAAACTTTTCCTGACTTCCGGTGTCCTCTGTAATCAATGTAAATGTTGATGTTCCAGAAACGGGAGGATAAACCGAGTAATCAATTGGTGTGTATTGGACACTGACGCGATTTCCGATTTCTTCAATCGCCCCAGAACTGTGTTGCAATCCGCCAATGGAAACGGTAATTTTGTTAACGAACCCATCCCAGACCGGGACTCCCTGATGCCCGACAATGCAGATGCGCCGCCCCAATCCATTAGACAGCCAATCCTCTGCCATTACAAAACTTCCATTCATGCTTATATCTGCCGACCAATCTCCTCCCATAGCTAGCTTCTCAAAGGATAGCCCCGTAATTTTGTCGGTTAAATCCTCGATAAAATAATTTTTCATTACTCCGAACTTTGGATTATAGGAATTAACCGAAATGCCAGTTGGCGCCAAAATCGTTTTCATTACCGCGCTCCTCTCATCCCAAGATACCGCTGTGCTTTCTTGGCGGTCAACGTATGTCCCATTTCAAAGTGACTGGATTCATAATTATCGTCAACCAGCGTTGAATAATCCTGATAGTTATTATAAGCAAAAAACCACATGCGATGGGCTTGATTTTGTGCCAGGATCGCGTTTCCATAACAGAACTCGCCCCATCGCTCCTTATAATAAATGGGGTCGCCGACAGAAATTCCGGATTCGTCTGCTACAATTGCAGAAATCGCTTCTCTTCCATAAATACTGTCAATCATCAGGGAACGGTATGCGCGTTTGTCGAATTGCGGGGCAAGGGATGAATAAACGTTGTCCTTGTTCATATAGAAATCGCCAATCCACTCATCTGCTGGCATGAGAATAATGTCGTATAGATACAGAGTCGAAGCGCCAGTCCTGATGGAAATCAAATCAAAATTTAATGCAATCGCGAAATTTCTTCCCGGAACCTCCCGGTAAGGTGGCATGATGGACAGCCGCCCCAACTCGCAAACATACGGTTGCGGATCAAGCGCCATATCAGAATCGTATCGAGTTGGAGCGAATGCGGTTGACCCGCAAACTGTATTATTTGTACTTGCCTGCAAACGCAAATAATGAGTATCTGGGCTTGTTTCCAGATAGCGCACAAAAACGCGATATTCTCCAATCCATTGATTTCCATAAATCGGATTGATTGTTACTGTCAGAATATCGCGTTCTGCTCCCACCGCACCGCCCCCGGTGTCCTGAATATATCGTCCGGTTGTTGAGTATGGCGAACTCGCGAATGTTGCGAAACCAGCCGCAACATCCACAGAGTAAACATTTCCGCCAAGGCTATCATAAAATGGAACGTCAGTTAAATTCAGGTATGGGGTATATTCAGAACCGCGCCAATCAGAGCGCAACCCCATAATGACGCGCCCGGTATCATAAAAGGACGGATAAATAAAGAACGGAGACCATGTGTTACGGATCAACCAGTTTGCTTTTGCTGGAATGTCCCCGCCAACTTCGGTTTCCTCGATGTCAACATAAGGAGTATTTACCGTGTAAATCTGGCGGTTCTGCTGTTGCGCCCGTGCCGCCGCTGACATTACGCTCGTCAAACGATAGCGAACCCAATATCCGGTTACGCCATTAACTGTGGTTGTAGCCCAATTGGACGGGCTTCTCCACCAGACACTTCCGATCCCATCGTCGGAAAATGAATGGTAATCGAACCCCAACCCGATTGCTGTATCCATGGCGGTCTTATCCTGTGTGTTCAGGCGAGTCCATGCCGCGCCCGTCCAGTATTCCCATCGCCCCTCGTCATTGATAGCGATACTGGTATCAAGATCAAATACGGCGTTTGTGAAAATTCCGGGGCTGGGGGATAGATTGTCACAGCCAAGATAAAGTATGTCGCCAGTTGCGATTGGATTCGGTAAAATATCATAAGGCAGGGACGACAACATAAGGTTTGTGCTATAAGTCCCCGTAGATGCGTCATAATAAATGGCGTGTGTGATGTTCTGTTGTGTATGTTTGTTGCAAATAAACACCGATAAATCATCGCACGTTGGCTCCATGCCATAGATGCTCCATCCGCCCTCCAGTGTATATATCCATAACTGCGGTGCATCATAGGTGGCATGGTCATAAGATGCAATTCTGCGGGTCGCGTTTACCGATGATGCGTTATCGTCAAAGAATATAACCAGGTTTTGTGGATTAGGCGCCCCAAATACAATGTTATCAATGTAAGATTGAACAACCGTTGAAATATCTGGCGTCCATCCAACTGTTCCGGCTCCGGTAAAGGCTGGAACCGTCCACGATACTTTTGTTGATGATCGTGTTCTTGCTCCAAAATCAGCGTATGTGCTAAACGTATTAACTGGAGTGGACATTTGATGGCTGATGGATATATTACAATTCACGTTGGCATCAGCCGCATATTGAATATAACGAATATAAGCCTTAAGAATAACCCATCGTGTTGTAATAGAGCCAACAGACTGAAAACGCATCCCGGCACTTTTATCATAACCAAACATAAGATAATTTGAGTTCAGTGAAATTACGACCCCGAACAAATGAGCATCGTCCGTGCTGCTCTCGACTTCATAAGATTCAATCGCTGGCGCACCGTGCTGGTTAGATATTTTCACACAATCCGCAACGGTTTTCGGCTTGTAGCTTGTCCAAACTCCATGTTCAACCTGAATCTCCAGGTCATCCATGGCAACCATGGAACCGGCACTGAAAGGAGGCTCGTGCGGGTTGGCATCGTAGGGAACAGAAATATCATAAACAAGCGCGTACCTTGTATTTGTTTCGCGGTCTCCCCTTGCCTCAATCCATACCGGGTCGGATGGATACGCCGCAACCCAAAACGAGCGCGCCTTCTCTCCGAGCCGCTTCAACTCCTGCATTTGTTGTATCAAATCGTCCTGACATCCGCCATGTAGTTTGGACGAAAAAACATCCCGGACATTGGCAAACTTCGCCATAACCAGGCGGCGACCATCTGACAGCGAAGAGTCTTGCCAAATCCCACCGTTTTCAAGTTCCGGGTTTGCCGGACTCCACCCGCCATCATCAAGCTTAAACTTGGCGTCTATTAAAGAAATAGTCGTCGTTCCGTCCGTAATTCGTAAAATTCCACTTGTCATATTGACATTCCTCTCCGCACAGACCGTTGAATCCGTGCATCCAGTTTCGTTGCGTCCGTTGTTCCATAAATGTTCACGCCACCCATATTGATAACAACCTGCTTTCCGGCAGAGACGGTAACCGGCATCGGGGTTTGTGGAACAGTAAACATTGATCGTACCAATTCGTTGTGCGGAACAATTGTACCACCCCGACTCGGAACAAACAACTCCGCTCCGCGCTCTCCGACAAGATAAGGGCTTCCGGATTCGACATAACCGCCCATTGCCTTCGGCGCAAACTTAACTCCGCCATTCATATTTAATAACCGTAACAACCAGTCTGGAAGCACCATTCGAATTAGCTTTTCGATTTCCCTTTTCACGCCGTCAACCGCGTTTGTTACTATTCTGGAAATTTCATTCCATGTATTTGTTATGGTTGATACCAGACCACTCCAAAACGAATCCCAATCTCCCTTAATCCCATCACCAAACGCTTTGAGTACGTCTTTAATATAGTCCGTTGTAGCTTTCCACAGGGATTGTATTGCAAGAACTTCCGTGGCGGCAATGTTTGTTACAGCCTTCCAAAGAGCGCCCCATTTTGCTTTCACGTCAACCTCTGTTTTTGCCCATTCCGTGTCCCAATCGACTTTTTCCCTTTTCCACCATTTCGATAGAACGCCCTCTGTGGCACCGCGAGTTGAGAACCAAGCCAAGAGCGAACTCCATTTTGCTTTCATGTCAACATCTGTTTTTTTCCATTCCCCGTCCCAACTAACTTTTTCCTCTTTCCACCATTTCTCTAGAACGCTCCCTATGCCACTGCCAGTTGCTAAGCCAGTCCAGAGCGAACCCTTCATTTTTTCGGCAATGCGCGCACCAGTCGCAACCGGGTCAAACCCCTCGCCCTCTGGATTGAAAAGGATATTCCATATCTCATTAATGGTTTCGCGCCAACCAGGTCCAAACGCATTATTCAATTCAGCGCGAAATTGAGCTACGGCAATCCAGAATTTTATCTTTGCCTTTTCCCATTCAATGACGAGCGGCTTAAATGCATCCTTCATCAGGCTCGCAAATCTCAATTTCAACTTTTCAGCCGCTTCGTCAACGTCCTTATTGAACTCTGCAAAGGCATCGCCAATTCCTCCACCGAGACCTCCAAAATCTTCCTCGTCAAATTCGCCGCCACCACCGCCGGACTTCCGCTTTCTTTCGATATCCTCCAGTAGCTTTGCGTATTCCAGCAACGCATCTACCAGCTTTTTTTGCATATCGAGTTGCTCTTTTGCGATTTCCAAAAGCTGTTTTCTGACCTCTAAATCTGCTTCCGCCTGAATGCGCGCCTGCTTTGCGGCTTCTCTTTCTGCATAAGCCGCATCTATTTCTTTCTTCTTCGCCGCCAACTGTTGACGACTTGCTCCCTTGCGTAGCATATCATTGTATTGTCGGATTCCCATATTGACAGCGGCGCTTGCGCGCTCTTCGCGCTTTTTGGCTTCTTCAATTCTCTTTTCTGCTTCGGCAACAAGTTCCTCCGCAACGGCAAGCTCTGTTTGTCGGCGCGCAAGCAGGGCAATCTCTTCCCCGTATGCACCAGCCGCCAACCTGACTTTTTCGTAAAAATCTTCGCCAATTTGTTCACCTCGACCAAGCGCTTCTATCATTTCCTTGTAAACAGCGGCATAGGTTTTTATCGCCTGTTCATCGTCATCAAAAATGATAGTCAGGGCATCTTTCAGCGGAGCCTTGATGGAGTCAAAAACATCCCAATCTATATTTGTAAACCCATGCAACCATTCTGCCATGGTTGCCGCACCCCATTCATCAATATATGGAACGATCAATGGCGGCGAGTGGGGACGAAACCATTTGGCAATCAGATTTCCAACAAATCGGATGGCAGAAACCAGAACTGTTGTTGCGCCCCTCACAATCCCGGTTGCAAATTCAGTAATGAATCGAAACCCCCACTCAAACGCATCCGCCATGTATTCTTGTAATTTCAGGAGGGTATTTCCCAAATCATTAACAAACACATCACTGTTTTCTGCTGTCAACTTGAACGCTTCAGCAATAAATTGAATTGCGCCAGCTAAATTAACAATTGCTTGATACAGGCTTCCGCCCTTGTTGAAACTTTTGCCAAGCTGACTGCCTTTGGCAAGCGCCTGTGTTATAGCGTCAAGAAAACTCTTGATACCCTGCGTGACATACAGCCATGCCCGCAAGAACGGTTCACCAAGAACCTCTTGGAATTCCAGAACTTCACGGCGCAATGAGCGCCATTGTTTTGCTGGTGAAAGCATGGAGGCTTCATAGACTCCCTTCAACTCTTCGTCGCCAACGCGTAGAACTTCATTGAAGGCGACTTGGACCTTTTCCAATTCTGTTAATTCGGCAGAAGTTTTCCCAACCGATTCGGCGTATTTCTCAAAGCTTGCTTGCAGGTCAACGTTCAACCCAGCTGTGCGAAGAACGCGTTTATTGTAGGTGATAATACCATACATCATGTGTTCTAGCGCAATTGACGAATCTTGACCCATTATCACCGCCGCGCCCTGCGCAACCCTGGCAAAATCAGTCGCTTTCGCAAGGTCAAGTTGGTAACGCGCCATATTTGCCAGCAAATAGTTCGTCGCGTCTCCCGTGACATTGAACGACCTGACCTCTTTTTCGTATTGGTCGAGCTGTGTCTTGGTATATCCGGATCGAGTGCCTAACAGGTCAACCACAATTGCAAGCTCTTGAATACGACCTGCATACGCCGTTGATTCTGTGATAAGCTCTGTCATTGCCTTGGATGCAACGGTGATTGCGCCAACGGCGGCAGTTGCGGCTATCGCAATGAGACCAAATCCAGCCGTTATTCCAGCAAGACCAATTGCGCCACCAGTCGAAAGCCCGCTGACAGCATTGGTGACATATTTTGTTCGATCCTTGACTTTGTCAAGGACGCTCATGTATTCTTTCGCACCAATCTTAAATGACTTGGTGTTGAAGATTGCGTTGATGCCGATTCGGTTTGTGCCAACGTAGGGCATATATCACCTCTATTGTTTTTGCTTACCGCGTGCCGCTTTGCTTTTCTTTTCCGCTTCTTTTCTTGCCTGTTCTTGTTCGACAAGTTCCATCTTCGAGAAAACCTGGTCGTGCGCTATCATATAAGCCAAATCCTCTTCTGGTCTACAAATCCCGAATTGAGATGGGCGCATTGACCATTTTGAAACTGTGTGAACGGCAGAAAAAATCAGCGAGTGTTGCCAATTGCCCTGCTCATCCAGTTCGACTTCTTCAATCGGTATTCCCTGCTTCATCTGTGGCGGCGCGTATGTTACCGCGAAAGGTGGCGGAGGCAGATTTGATTTCTTCCTCCGTCACAGCACCTCGCACAGAAAGCGTCATAATGGCTTCGATTGCCATTCCAATATCTTCCGGAGTCCGCAATATCACAGTATTAATGTAGTGGATTCTCCGGTCATTTTTATCTTCCGGTATCTCAATCCCATACCGGCGCTGTCGCTGTTCCCATTCAGTATCTGCATCCGGGTCAGCGATAATTCCGTCCAGCATGATTTCTGTTCGGATGTTTGTTTGTTCTTCTTCCATTCTGGCAACCGCGTCGCGGTGTTTCCGCCAGTTTACCTTGTCCTCTTCCGTAACAAGCGTTGTTTCGTCGTGCTTGTGAACTTCCTTTGCACCGCCAACGATTTCAACCTCATAGGTTGGCGGATCAATCGGCTCTCCAGCATCGCGATACCGCTTTTCAACTGCGGCGGTTGCCATGTTCATTTCCATGATGGAAATTGGCTGAAATTCTACTTTGCGCCCTGCGGCGGTGTAAAAGTAGTTTTCTTGCTTTTCTGTTCGTATTGCCATTTTAATCCTCGCTCGCTTTATTGGGAACAGGAATCGGGCGGCGTTTGGCGGCGGGGGGAGCGAGTTTCCCCGTCACGCCGCCCGGTTCCTATTCCCTGAAATGTGTTATCCGTTTACGCCAACAATCATGGCGGTTCCGGAAACAGCCGCTCCGGTAGCAATTGCCTTATTCGGGCTGGACATCCACACGGAGGCAAGCCCCGTATTTGTCGGAACCGTTACGCTGCGCCAGGTTCGTCCACCGTCAATGGTCATGGCATATAAACCAGCCGCCGCGCCATTAACATACGTTACCGCGCCAACCAGGTCGTTTACAAAATGCATGTCCTTGACAGTGCCACCGGCTGTCATGCCCGGCAAATTAATGGCAATCCAGCTTGTTCCGCCGTCCATCGTCATATACAATGGCTCATCTGCGCCGCCAACCAAAATGCGATAGCGGCTAAATGCCTTGAGAGCGTTCAGGTCTGCGCCACTACCAGTCGCTGGGAAAGTTGCCCAAGTAATGCCGCCATCTTCGGAGAAGCAAATCTTGTCGGCTTTAGCAACACCAAAGACAAGGTTTTCGTCAACGGCGGATAATGCCAGAACGTCAATCGCACCAAATGCACCAACGGCGGCAGTTACGGTAAAGGTCGCACCGCCATCTTCAGAGAAATAAACGTTGCCAATGCTTGTGCCAGCCCAAATATGTTCGCGATCAAGCGCAATCAATGACTTTGGATTCGGAACAAACTCCCCATTCGTTGAACCAGCCACAACGGTCGTCCAGGTTGCTCCGTTATCGTCGGAGTAAGCCAGCGTACAAGGAGTTGCGGCGTTCGTAGCGCGAGCGCAAAGAATACGCCGAACGCCAGGAGATTCATCAAAGACAACAACCCCATTGATGTTAAATGTTGCGCCAAACGGATCGGCGGCGGTTGCTGCCCACGTGACTCCGCCATCCGTTGAAACTAAAAGTTTCGCGGTTGCGGCGGCAGCGGGGTCAGTTCCAATATACCAGTTTGTTCCTTCTTCCAATTGCTTTCCACAATCAGAACCACACAAGTAACCGGGAGGAGAATACACAACGGTTCCGGCGCCGGTTTCCGTAGTTGGCAACCGCGCGGCGGCAGGAAACCGAACATCGATTCTGTCTGGCGGAGCAGAGAACTCAACCTCGTGAGTAACCTCATTGTCGTCCACATGGTTAGCAATATTGCTCAACGTATCATTGGTGACTTCTGCATGCTTGACAATTGCCGCGCGTTCCCAATTTGCAAATACACCGGCACGCCCACATTGGCTATAAAGGACATAAATGTTCATCGGGCATTTTCCGCGCTGTTCAAGCCAGCTTGCGGCGGCGTCTACAAGTTCTGTAATGCTAAACGTAATCATGTCCGGGGTTGAGATTTTGCGCGCAACAGCAATATGACCGTTTCGGTCACGGTTCCAGCAGTAAGCGTATTCGCGCCCACCCTGCGGGCTTGGGATGCTGTCAAGGTCTGCGCAATCCCCCAGGTAATAGGCAATCCCACCATCCTCGAACTGGACGAAAAGGGACGCATTTCGTTGGGTAAATTTACTCATGCAATACCTCCTTTTTATGTGCATGTCGCACAATTTTTGATGTCAATCGTCCGGTAAGCGATAGGACGACCTGTTGAATTACAATAGGATTTTTCTGAATGTCATCCACAGTCCAGATGCCGCTTTCGTGAAGTGCATCTGCTATCATATCTGCAGTCAACTGCGGAATATCCGACATTCGTTCCCAATCCACGCCGTATGGCACGCCCATAGCAATTGTCTTGCTGTTTACATCCCCAAAGAGGATATTGCCTTCTTTGTGCTGATCAACAACCTTGTTGGCGGGGATGGTGCAACGACGAAGCTTACCATCTTGACGGTATTCTATCAGAACGGATTTTCCAATCTGCCTGATAATTTTTACCGTTTCTTTCGCGGTAGACGATTTTTCTTCTTCCATAGTCCTCCTCACATTCCATGTCCGCTCAATCGGATGCCGCGCTTAACGGCATTGTTTATCTTGCGGACAAATGTTTTTTCGCGTTGTCTGGCAATATTGGCGGCAAAATTCCTTGGCTTAATTCCGGGATGAGTCACCTGCTTGAACGAATACAACGGTGGCTTTGCCTTCCTTCCGGCAAACGAATTGACGACGCCAACTCTTGTTTTAGGCTTATATCCATCTTTGCGAAATCGAAGCAATCCACTTTTGTTTCTAGGGGTGATAGGATGCTTTTTAGTTCCATTGTTGACCCATCCATAAATCACATCATCTGTTCCTACCAGGAGTTCCATGGATTGTCCGGTAACCGCCGTTATAGACTCGAATCTTGGCTTATGTTTCCATGTCCTTGTTGTTTTCTTGAACTGTTTTTCGAGATATTTTGCCTCATTCTCCAGTTCTTTTTGAACTTCTGCGGTTACGGAACGTAAGTCAAACTTTGAAACGGTTGGCATGATTGCTTTTAGCGTGACAATGCTACTATTGCTCGCCATTGACTACCTCAAATATCTTTAGTCCATCCTCAACAATTTCCAGCATTCCGGGAACATCCCGGCTGTCCACGTATCCCGCCAGTCGAAACAACCCAAACGGGTATGCGCTTTTCGTTACAGAGCCAATATAAGTGTTGATGTCGCCAACGCCAATATAACGAATAACAGTCATGCCGTCCTCGCCAACACTGGCTTTTTGTTCTTTATGCTCGACACGCGGCGCGAATACAACTCGTCCACCTCAACCCATTTATGGATTCCTTTGCATACGGTTCTGAATGATTTGTGCCTGCCCAAATTCAGTATAACCAATTTCGGCGGTTCCAAATGCTGGATATTCCGATCCTGTTTCGCCCTCACAAAGAACAAGCCTTCCAGATTGAATCATGTCGAACTGTTTGTTTAGCCAATCCAGCCAAATTGATCTGTCCTCATCTTTCAGAGCGGCGCCACATGGGCAGTTTTGTAAGACGGCGGCATCAATGATATTCAGCTTGCGCAAATATGCATCCGCCCAAGATGCCAACGTGCAATTACAAGCACCAACGGCGGCAAGGGCGGCATGAATATCAGAAGCGGCAATATCAAGCGCACTTTCAACTGCGGCGATTGTAAGTGGATCGCCCAAGTCTAGCTTGGAACACATCAAGTCATTATATTGCTGTACGGTTGCGTATCTTCCATTACAAGCCATGACAATACTCCTCTTGGGGCGGCTTGCGCCGCCCCTTGAGCTAGTCTTTTATGGATTTGGAAACAACCCGTTCTGTGGCTTCGTAAATTTCAAGCGGAGTTGGCTTTGGGTCTGCTGTCTCGACTATGTGCCGAATGTCTTGCAAAGTTTCAGCCGTGAGCAAATCAGAATTGCGCTTGTACTCAACCACACTATCGCTATCGGCTTTCTTTTTTGTTCGGGGTGTTCTATCCATGAAAGCCTCCAGAATTACGCGGCGGGAATGGCAATCGTGATGCCATTGTCGCCAACTTCGGCTTCCGCCGTATCTTCTGCAATGTTACCAACCCACATATCATTCGCGCCAGAGATATAACCGCCAGCGTTGGAATAATCGCCCTCGAAGAAGTTACCAGTCACGATGTTGTCATCACCGGGTGACGCAATGAGATTGGTTCGCAAGTTGACAGTTGCCGTATGAGCATAACCAGTAGCCTGAATCACATTCCCCATGAATCGGCTACCATTACAAGTCATGTCAATGTTATTGTCATTGTCCATAAAGGTGTTGCCGATTACATGATTGCGGTATGGAATAGCAAGCGGTGTCGTTCCGGTTAAAAGTGCCGTTGCAGTTCCACCGGCATTGTGAAACAGGGAAAAGAAGTTGTCTACAATCCAGACGTCATACGCACCATGGGTAATAATTCCTGCCAGTCCGGTTGTTTGACCATCAAAGTAACAGTTCCTAATTTGGGTTCGGATCGAAATGTCGTTTGCACCGGTGTCGGTATGACGCAGTTCGATACATGAAGCCCCGGTAGGGGCAAGGAATCGGAAGTTCTCTACCGTCCAGCCAACACAGCGTAAGTCAAGACAAGGAAGGGCAGCGTTATCGCTTGCCCAAGATGGGGAATATCGCCCCATCCCAACAATCTTGACGTAACTTGGAGCGTCCGTATAAGCGGGGGTAACAACGCTTTCCGCCGTCATACTGCGAACAACAATAACTGAATGGTCGAGATTTTTTGCGCAAACCTTATCAACCGCCTCTTGAACAGTCGAGAGCGGAAAGTTTGGGTCTGTGCCATCGTTATTGTCGTTGGCAGCGGCGTTGTCATAATCCACATATAAGACAGTTGACTGCGGCAAGGAACGGATACCCAACTCGTTGTCTGAACCAGAAACGCCCCATTGACCCGGATAAATCGGGTACATGCGAAGCAAAGGCAAATTCATAATTGGTTCCTCCTTTTAGTCGTTATCTTCGGCTACTGGAGAACCATAGCAACCTGGAACTGGATCAATTACCTTTGGCGTTGCGCGGTAGGCTTCAAGAAAAGCCTTTGCCTGCTCATATACCTCGTAGGGATATAGGGCTGGATTGGCGGCTCTTTCCTTGATAATCGCTTCTGCTTTCTCAACGGTCATACCGCCATATCCAGCGCCAAGATATGCCTCCATTTCTGGTGTTCCGGGTTTGATACTCCTTAAGCCAGTTTTTGTTGTTTTACGTGCCATCATACTCGCTCCTTTTCAGGAAGATTCCCCAAGGTTTAGGGAGTCGTTCCAGAACTATAATAGATACCCTGGTAATCGGTAACGCCAACATAAGTCGCGTCATTCCAACCGCCAATGACATCTTCAACCAGATATTCAATATCGCCAGTTGCGAAAGAACCCATTTGATAAGGCGCGGGGCTTGTACCCATCACCATTTCAATGTCGGATTTCTTTTTTGCAACCCAAGGTGCAGGTGCGCCCTGCAAGCGAACAACCGTCACCGCGCCAATTTCGTTGGGGTCTGCAAAGAGATACCAAGGAACATTCGGCGCCGCAGTTGCAATGTAGGGATCAACATGGATACCGGCAATGTAGTCCGAAAGAACGTTCTTGTCATTGGTTGCTACTCCAGCCATTTGCAACGATTCAAGAATCGTGCGCGCCTGGATGAGCAAAATGGGCGGAATAACCAGATGAATCCGGCGAATTTGAATGGGATTGCCAAGCACGTCGGTTCTGGTCATCATGGCGTTGATTCCAATCGCAAGATTGGCGGCGGTCAGCCTGCCAGTTCCAGAATACGGCGCGCCAAGCGCAATCAAAGCCGCCTGGGTGGTTGCGTTGTCGTATAGTGAGGAAACATACATATCCTCGAACCGTGCGGCGGCGCGTGCCATCCGTGCTGGAGTTTCACGGATTTTCCCCAAGTCATCATTCAAAATCGTTTGCCAGGAAACGTCAAATTGCCGTGCAAATTCCTTAACGGCATACTGGATTTGGCTTTCTGCAATATAGGTTGCATGGGCTTCCGCTTTCTCCGCGCGGGGGTATAGGGTTCCCGGCTCGGTCATGCGATAGCGGTCAACGGATCGGAAATCAGGAGCCGTATCAGCCTTGGTGTAAAGCTTCCAGCTTCCACCCTGATATTCATAATCCTTCAAAAATTCGCGAGAAAGCGCATCGCTAAAATAATATGGGAAGTGCGCCGTAGTCATGGCTTCGGCAAACCGTCCGCTATTGGGAGCAGAATGAAACATCTCATTCAGCGCTCGCAACCGGATTTCGGTCTGTTCATCGCCAAGCAACGGGCGTTCCGCGTTGATGTATTCGGACATCCAACTTAAAACTGAACCTGTCATTGTCATTACCTCCTTTAATGTTAGGCTCCGCGCTGCATAACTGCCACGCGTTGAGTGGACGCAGTAGCACCACCCTTCGGGAAAGTATCGCTTGCAATATCATCAGCAACAGCAAACCCAAATAAGGTATTTGCCGCACCAGTGTTATCGAGCGGCGATGTTGACAGGTACACACCCGCAGGCATAGTTGCGGAATTGTCATAGTAAACCGGGTCTCCGATGTTAATTGCGCCAAAAGTAGACTCCGATCCTGTACTATACGTGAGAACATTCCGCACATCGTGACGATAAACCATTGAATTTGTGAAATCAATCACAGCAATTGAACGGCTTGCGTCAACGGAAAGAATTGTACCGGTTAATTGAGTACCCGGTAAAACGCTGGTAACTTCCGCCGCATTGGTTGGAGTCGGGGTTGTGTCCGTCAACCTTGCGTATGGGATTTCCCAATGGCGTACTGCGCCCTCACTGGAAACCTCATAATCATTATGGATTGCTTCGGTCATGTTTTTTACCTCCTATGATAAATATTTTCTGTTGACAGCGTCTTTCAGTCTCTCAACCTCTGCCAGGTCAACAGCTTTTTTGGAATTGGCGTGATTCTCTGATAAGCCGAATGGCTCACCAGATTTTGCCACCTCTTTGATGTATTCGATTTCTTCCTCAACTGCCTCCGCCAATGCGCTTTCAGTATAAAAAACCTGCCTCGAAAGCCGTTCCCGGCTGATTGTCGGGAGCCGGGTAGCGGAAAGGAAGGCGGATACCGTTTCCGGTGTTAGCGGAATTGGCTCCGGCTCCGGTTCGGATTCATGGATTACTACCGAATCCGCAACGGGAGAATCGCTTTCAACCGTTTCTGTTACTGCTTCTTGCACAACTTCTTCTTGCTTTTCTTTTTGCGTTTCATCCATACTTTGTTCACCTCCTGTATTAGATTCGGATAAGCCAACAGCACGCCCGCCCGCGCCTGCTTTTGTTACCCAATCAACGGAACTGACTCCCGTGATTTGCTCAACTAGTTTCCCCCGTTTCCCGTCTTGCTCAAATGGCTTTGCGCGCCCTTCTGCCAAAATGGAACATTCCATTTTTTCGATCAAGCCAGCCGCATTTAGATTACGAATGCGTTGCGCAAAGTCTGGATCGTGGACAACAACGCGGGCTATTGGCGCGCCATCGTCCGTATAGCCTTTGATGGATTCAATCGTTGATACCCAAGTTCGAGTTGACTTTTCTTCCTGCCGATGGTCGGTTTCATACATTTTTGCGCCGACAAACCGACTGGAATCGCGCGCAAGCATTTCTCGCGGATAATAGTTATTATCCCGCGCATTTCCCCAGCCCGGACGGATAATCACCGTGTCCAAGTATAAAAGGTCTGATTTTCCGCCATCGCCTTCTACCAGAACAGACGTTCCCTCAATAGTTTCAGCCAAGGATTGCGTTTCTGTTTCTGAAGATTCCATGTCATAATCTTGTGGTTCCTCGTCATCACCAATGTCAGCACCATTAACTTCCTGAATACGAGAAATGAAATCTTCTGTTGCTTGCCGGATTGCAGAAACCTTGTCGATAATTTCTTGTGACCAGATGATATTTTCCTGAATGCGCTGGTAAACCTCAAACAATTCACCAATACTTTCCTTAATTTCATTAGCCAGCCTTTCCTGTTCCCACTGCTCAAATGAAGTGGCGGAAGTGGAATAATCTGGAAAATATGACTCAATGGATTCGTTTTCCGCGATACCATTCTCAATAGATTGCTCTGTTTCTTTGCTCACGCTTTCCTCCTTTTTTGGCTTCCGAACCCATCGCCCATCTTTCACAACGTGGGCTTTCTTGAAATTGGCAATGGCAAAAGCCCATGCCTTTTCGCCGCCAATAGTATCAGCCCAACTTGCTACAAGGTTCATTTGAGCAAGTGTCAATGGAGGTTCAATTCCTCGAAGAGCCTTATTTGCATCTGTTATCTTTTTGTATGGCATAATTCCTCCTGAAGACAAACAATGTGAGCGGTCAGGTATGAACCAGCAGTTTCACTTCCAAAATCGCTGTTGGTCAATCCCAAGTTTTTTATCATTAGCTAAACAATGCCCTAACTCCCAACGTCCCTGGTTTTCCAACTGCACCGGCTTCGGCACATGGAATCCGAACGCGCTGGACTCCAGCATCAAGCGTTACACGGAAAACAACCTTTTCAACAGTCGCGCCAGTTGCGGTGTATTGCAACTCTTCGCGTTGAAATAAAGAGGTTGTATCAGACCCTCCTGCAACCGCACCGGCATCATATACCGTCGAACGATACCATGTATCACCAGAGGAATCCGGAGAAACTTCGATTTTCATTTTGAATGCCCCACCGGTATCGCCGCGCGTATAAGCTATGTATAATGTCATGAAATCATACTCCTGGCAGGGAAGCTCAATGGGAGTAGCGTCATACGCGCCAGCACCGGGAAGTACAACCGTCGCTCTGGCGGTTTGAAGATCAAGATAGCTTGGTGAAATTGGTCGAGTGTCTGTCATGTGACTCCTCCTTAATTATAAAAGCCGTTGCCACTGGCAACGGCAGAATCGCTCAAGTAACCAATGTATATTATACATCATCTTTCCAAAGAATACAAGTGCTATTTGTGTATTCATTACACTATTGCCCTTGTCACGTCACCGCGAATTGTAATGGTTCCGATAACAACAGTTCTAATAATTCCAAGCGCCGTCAAGACCTGAATATCATATTTGTAATTGCCCGGAACGGTTAGCCTGGAAGAATTGGAGTCAAGCGTAATCGTGATGTTTCCTGCAATCGGATCAGTAACAACAATAGACCCATCTGCGGGGATTCCAGTTCCGCCATTCACAATCAAAAGTCCAGCCGTCCGCTCAATTTGCACCATCGCGCCAGCGTCAGCAAGCCGGTCATCGTTTTTGATGGTGAACCACAATTTCAGATTTCCTGTAATATCGCCAAGCCCGGAGAAAGAGAATCCCCAATCGTCTCCACGCAAAACCTCAACGTAATTTTCCAGAACATTATTTCCGGTAAACAGGTTGGAATAATTTGTTAGCGTTCTGACAGAGTATCCCCAAATTTCCGAAGATGTTGGAATGTCATCAAGCGTAATTGACGAAGGAAGCAAGTCAACCAGTAAATCACACCACTGCGCTCCTGCAACATCGGAAAACAAAACGGAAATTCTGTCTCCCGTCATCTCTGCGGCTGTCAAGGTGACGGTTACAATCTTTCCGGCAACAACAGGAAGATTTGTGATCGGCGCAGTTGCGCCGCCGTCAATGGAAATCAGAACGTCCCCAGCAACAATAGTGGGGGCATTTTGGAATACAAGCGGGTTTGCTTGCGAAACTAGGCTAACATCAAATGTGTATGTTACCCCGCGAATAGGGAATGTCAATTCTGTCATGCGGGAATCCTCCTGATTTGCGTTGCGAATCCCGGTCTAAACATATAGACTCCGCACCGCCAAAATACAATATGAGATGATGGAGCAGTTGCAATTGGTGGCACTCCACCGCCAGCTTCAATCCTGGTTGAACTGTTGGCAGTTCCATCAACCAGTTTCAATAACTGAACATGCTCTCCCGTCAAAAGTTGATCGGTTGCAATATCTGTCCCGACTCCCGCAGTAATTGGTACATTATCTGGCATTATCTATCCTCCATAAAAAGAAAAGCCGTTGCAAGTGGCAACGGCAGTTCGCTCAAGTAACCAACGTTAATTATACGTCATTCAAGCCAAGAATACAAGTGCCATTTGTGTATTCGTTACACTAATCGTGGCTGAACCATCGTTTTACAAAGCCTGTCGCTCGCTTTCTCGAAATGTTCGATATTCTTTTCAATCCCGATAAAGTTGCGCCCGTTTTGTATGGCGGCAACCCCTGTGCTTGCGCTTCCCATAAATGGGTCCAAAACAGTATCGCCAGGATTGGACGAACGAAGAATGACCTCCGTCATAAGCTTGACCGGCTTTTGGGATGGGTGGATTCTTTCGGAAGATGAAACAATTGGATACTCAAAAAGATTGTGACAAAGACCCCCATTTCGCACGTTCCATGTATTTTTCTTTGTTTTTGTCGCCATGCAGATTGTCTCAATAGACGCTTGTGGTCTGCGCCCATTCCACACCGGGGCGGGATTGGTCTTGTGCCAATAATTCGGCATCCGATAATGCCAACCGGCTTTTTTTAGCGCCATTTGCACCAGCATAAATATTTCACAGGCGCAGAATATATAGATTGTAGATGTGTCTGTGCCTACCCTTAACGCTTCCGTGCAAAACATTAACATCAAGCGATAATATTGAGCGTTTGTCATGTTGTCCCAATCCTCATAGCGGTTGATCGGCTTCATTCCGCCTCGCCAAACACTTTCCTTGTTTGTCAGGATGGCATAGGGCGGGTCTGTCAGAATCAGATTGACAGAACCATCCGGGATGGACTTCATTTTTTCCAGGCAATCGCCTTGCATAATTTGATACACAACTCACTCCAGATCTGTAACGATTCGCTTTACTGGCGCGGGGCGGGTGTAAGCGACTTCCCTTCGGCGGTATCCGCTTCGGGGGTGAATAATGCTTGTTGCGCGGGAGAATCCCCCGCGTCCATGTGCAAGCGGTTGTTAGGCAACGTAAAGACCGCTTCGGTTGTGCGGTAACGATTGCCGTGCATTTCAACCAGTGGGACAAAAGGCAACCAGTCGGCTTTTGTATTCTCGCAGACTATCACCTGCCCCATGCGCTCCTGTGACCATTGCGCCAAGTGGGTGTAATCAATTTTGCTGTGGACATAATACTTGCCGCCTGTTTGATACGGGCTATCAATAAACCAAGTGGCTTCTTGATTTTCAATCTCTGTGTAATCGCCTTGCTTGATTTGCCAATGGCGGATTTTCCAAAGATTATCGGCGGCAAACTGTAACTTGTAATTCTGCGTGTTCGGGCGGATAACGGTTTTCCATTTGCTCGCTGTTTTCTTGGGCTGTGTTGGAGCTCCTACGATAATCATGCCTACAAACCACTTGGCTTCGATGCAGTCAAAAGTGAAATCATCGGTTGTTTCGCCACACTTCAAACGGGGCAAACCTAGAATGTCTGCGGGGGAACACTGTTGCAACCACTTCCAAACTCTGACAATCACTTCGTATTTATCCACAAGCAAAACTTCACGGTCAAAATACCGCAAGGCATATTGAGCCGTTCCCGCAAAAGGTTCGATAACCTTCCCAAACTGCGGGGCTGGATAGTGACGAATGACTTTGCTTTTACTACCGTAATAAGACCACATTGTTTTAGTTGCCTAACATTTGCTTAACCTGCGCGAAGCGTCAGGTTGAAGCGATTGTTATACGTCTTTCTATTATCTTACAATATTCTTCTGATATTTCAGAACCTACCCAGTTGCGTTTATTCACAATAGCCATTTTAGCTGTGGTACCGCTACCCATGAAAGGATCATACACTAAATCACCTTCATTACTCCATGAGATGATATGGTCATTTGCTAATTGTTCTGGGAATGGTGCATTATGTTCTGTCTTATCTCCTTTCCCGACATCATAATAGAATATATTAGGATGCTGTTTTTGAGTGTTTACTTCTGTTCTTTCTTCCCTCAATCTTTCTGCATAAGATGTCTCTTTTGCTTTACTACCACCTCTATTACGTTTGGTTCCAGCAGTGATACAATCAATCATAATGGGATGAAATGTAGATGGACGCCCTTTGCTAAATACAAACATATATTCCCACGCTTGCTCGTATCTATTATGTCTCAACGGCATATAACTATTCTTTGCGTATATCATTGTATCATGTAAATTAAATCCAATTTCCTTGAAATACAGGGCTTGCTTAAACGAAGTACCTGTTTCGCTCCCCTTAATAGTAGCGTCCCCTACCACCCAAACTACCACGCCACCAGATTTTGTAACCCTATACAATTCTTTAGCTACAGCCTCAAAATCAAAGCTATAGCCATTATAGGTTCTCAAATTGTCATAGGGTGGGCTTGTTACTGTTAAGTTAACAAAGTTATCCGGCATCCTTGCCATAGTATCAAGACAGTTTTCATTGTAGCATTTATTTATTTCCAATTCTTTCCTCCTTTAGCACGAAGTCAGGAAACGATTTATTGTTTCCTGCGTAGTGTCCGTATAACAATGGAATCAACGCTATTTTCCGATAATCCAGAAAGAATATCCAAAGAATCGCCATTATACAATACAGCATAGTCCTCAACGGTTATCATGCTGGAACCAGCCTTCCATAAGAAACTCTATATAATTTACCGTCAATATCTACGTCAAGACCTTCCGGCAAAAACCCGATTTGCCGAGTTGTGGCGTCATCCTGGCGAATCTTCTCAAGTTTTTTGAGAAACACTCGATACAATGCTCCGTTGATTTTTATCAGGAGTCCTTCCGGCAAAAAACCGTTTTGACACTTCATTACCTCGCCAGCCGGAAGGTATTTGCCAACAAAATACCTGCAATCTGGGTCTGCGCCATGCTCATACCCCACAAAGTAAGCAAATGTTTCCAGACCCGCAATAGCATGTCTTTCCTCGCGCTTGCGTTTATAATATTTTTTTTTGTAAGCCGAACGATATTCCTCCTCAAATTTCCTCTGGCATGAAGCGCAACGCGTTCTTGTCTTTGGGCTGTCCGGTATTTCAACACCACAAGTTTTACAGCATTTCATAATTGCCCTCGATTCTCCTCTTGGCAAGCTCAAAATAAATCTTGTGAAGTTCAATCCCAATAAATTTGCGATTATATTGTCGGCATACAACTCCTGTTGTTCCAGAACCCATGAATGGATCAAGAACCGTATCGCCAGCGTGACCAAAAAGCCGGATACAGCGGTATACAAATTCATTGGGAAATTGCGCCGGGTGGTCTTTTGTGCTTCCGGCAGACCAATTCAGCTTCCAGTATCCCCTTGTCCACTCAACAAATTCTTCGCTGGTAATCTCATTCGCACCGCCGCGCTTGGTGCGCGTTCCCTTGTAAAACACATATAGCATGTGAAAATTTGGAATGATGTGGACATTATCAGATTTCATCCAACTCCCCCATGCACACTGATTCGTTTTTCTATGTTCCATTCCAATCTCTGCGAACAACCCGAAACCGGCGCAGTATGATGCCTCCTGCCATAAATACGTCAATGGAAAATCAAGCTTGCTTCCGCCAATATCAAGGCAGAAGCGTCCGCCATGTTTCAAAACGCGGAATAACTTACTGGCAACATCCATGGAAAATTCACGATATTCCGCAAGCGGAAGCTTGTCCATCTCTGACGGATTATCGGCATATTTAACGCCAACATTATAAGGGGGGGACGTAACAACCAAATCAACCGATTCAGTTTCCAGGTTCTCCAGTTCCTCTCTGCAATCCCCATGTATCAGTCGTATCATAGCGCGCCACGCTTCCAGTCCGACAACTGCGCCTTCCATTCATCCAATTTGCGCAAGTTTGCCGCCATTCGGTTTCCAAAGCACCATGGACAACTGCCGTGTGAACGGCACGTAGCGTCAAATCTTTGGCTACGATAATACGGTTTTCGCCAACTCCTGCCCTTTCTCCACGACTTTCTTCCTTTCACAATTCTGAACACCATTCCTCCTTTCCTCCTTTCATTCTTCGTGAAATATGATAATCACCTCTGCTGTTGTTTGTTGCAAACTGATGGACGTATCCAGATTGGCGAAGTCCGCCAATGGAATTTGGACTGTCCTTTCGCTTCTGGAATCACCTCGCCTTCTGTCAAACTTCGGGCAAAACTCCAATGCCTTCTCCTTTATCTTGAATTTCATTGGTAATCTGTAATCATTGTACCAAACGAATCCCTGCTCGTCAACCCACAATCCGGGCGTATTTGACATTTAGCCTCCCGATAACGATGGTGGACGCCCCTTATTTGGCTTGTTTCCCAATGCCTGCAACTCACATTTGCACTGAATCCCCTTGCACTCCAGCCGTGGGGATTGGGGTCGCCATCCCCACCTTTCCCATGTTTTAGCACGATACGTCCTACCGGCAACGCGGGAACAATCTCCACAATGACTTATTGTATCACCATAAACCCAAGTTAAAGGAGCGTTATTGGACGCAGAAAGCCTCGCCTGGTTGACAATGTCTTTCCAGCGATTCCCCCACATTCCCAACCGTATTTGCAAACTGCTCAACTTGAATCCGCTCGCTTTATTGTGCGCCAGAATATAATTACGCAATCCGGCAATGTAGCTGGACTCCCTGTAAATTGCATCCAGCATCGCGGCTCGTTCTTCCATGGTCATATCGGCAAGGCTCAAATTAAATTCCTTCAATCCAGCTTCCCATGCCCCACGGATTCCATACTCAATGGCAACCCGCATCAAGTTATCAAAGTCGTATGCGCCTATTTTCCCGTTCCAGAGGTTTTGCGCAATTGCATTAATGCGCGCCTGGTAATCTCCCTGACTTTTGAATTTTTCCTCAAAAGGGAGAAGCGGAAAAACCGCCATCCTCCATCCCGCTACTTTGTGGAGGGGTTTCCGGAGTTCCGCCAGATGTCAACGGCTCATCCCCGTTCATTTCATCGCCAGGTCTGGAAATATAGGTTTTTGTCTCCGGATTAACCACAGGCTCAACGTTTTGAATATTCAGGGTTTGCATGGCGACCCTCATCAATTCAATCGTTGCGGCTTCCGCGCTTTCCACGCATAAGGAACCGGCAATCAAAGATTGGTTAATTGACTGCATAAAGAACCCCAACTGTGAAATGTCAGTCAGTACAATCGCCTCAACCTGAACATCAACTTCGGTGGTTGAATATTCAACCGCGCCATATTTCTCCCTAAACCCAAGTACAATCTTTGCAATATCCTTGAACACAGAAATCCACCACACCTGGTATCCATTGAACGCTTCCAGTGTTGGGCGTTCCATGGCGGTTGTGGTTGCCAGCCGGAATGATTCGCCGCGCCCAAGGTAGTGTGGAAATACCCTACCCGCCAATCCAGCCTGCGCCAGAAGAGCGTTTCCATCAACGGCGGCATCTCCGGCGTTTGTTGGGCGACTCATCCAGTCTCTCGATACAGCATCATTTTCAATCCACATTCCACCTGCCGTAGATGGCGGGTTTTTATCAAACGCGCTTCCAGAAGAAGTCACCAAAGAACTTTCCATCCGGGCGCGAATCAGGTCAATTCCACGACTACCGCTCTTTGCTCTGATTTTTTCGACCACAGAAGCGGCTGCACGCGCTACGCTTGCTCTATCCTGAACAAAATCCCGATAAGCGCGACTCCACGCGGCTCCTGCGGTCATTAGAGGATAACCGCGACTTGATTTTCCAAGCCGGTTGTGGGCGGCGTGTAATATACAAACGTCCGTTCCAATCTGCATATCTCCCCGAACACGATGCGCAAGAATGGCATCGTCCGGCAAATTCGCCTGGTCTAATTCGTCATCCGTGGCGCGCCAGTCTTTATAATACATCGTATAAACCTGACCCTGTTCATCACGATATTCCCGGCGGTAATATAAAACGGTTGAAGAGTCCCCCGGCATGGTAATAATTTCCCGTATTTCTTCCGTTGGGATGGTGCGGATTCTGGTAATCCTCCCGTCCTGCCTTGACGTAAAGAACACAAAGAAAATCTCACCATCTGTTAAAACAGTAGAAGAAAGGCTTTTGATGTTCCTGACGCCAAGGACGGCGTCATTTTCGCGGGCATTCCAAAACTCATTCCAGTCCGCCCGCGCATTGGTATCTATTGGGACAACCTGTGGGGCTGAACCAAACGCATAATCCGTCCAAAGGTTGATAATTGTTTGCGTTACAACATCCCGGACATATAGAATCCGGGACTCATTCACCGCCTGCAAGCGGTTACCTTCTGTCAATTCAACGCCAAGTTCATTGTATCGCAGTTGGCGCAAGTAATAATCATACAGTTGTGGGTCAACTTCCTGCAAAGCCGCGATAACCTGTTCGGGATCATTTTCCCGAATAATTGGCATATATCTATAACGGTCAATTAAGTCCTCTAAAACGTAGTTGATTTTTTCGAGTTGTGGTTTCAAGAGAAACCTGGCGAGTCTTTCCTTCCAGTCCATTTCGTACCTCCTTTTCTAATAACCACCAAGCGGTTTTTTGTTAACGTCCATAGAATATTCCGTTTCCGATTCTTGCGCTTCCTGCAAAAGCGCAATCCCAACGATTGCCATAATCACGGCATCGGCATAATCGGTTGATCTGCCAAGTCGTTTTCTAACAGATTCCTTGCTTTCTACAAGAATTTTCCCATTACTCATCACCTTATAGGTTGGCGCAGTCAGGTCGCCTATCAAATCGGTTTCGTCTGTATCTGGTGGAAGGCAAACGCCAAATTTCCCATCCGGTTCCAGCATTTCCCGGAACAACCACCATGCCGCCGCTCTCCAGTTTGCGAACCGCACGAGTCCGCTCTTGTCTGTTAGTTCGGTGCCAGAATTTGCGATAAATCCGTCCACCGGAAATCCCAACTCCCGTAAACGATGAACGACACCGGCGCCAATTCCGATGGTGTCCACAATAATATATCCGGGCTGATACAGCCTGGATAAGTTGACGATTTTTCCGGTAATTTCCATCAACGAAGTTCGCGGGTCATTGGAGCGGAATTCAACCAGTTCACGCACCTTGACATAATCGGAGACAACCGCCGCAATGGTTTTATCGCTGGAATCCTTGCCGGAACCGACATCAACCCCAATGCTTGTAACTGTTCCACCGAATCCATTATCGCGCCACTCCTCCCACCGTTCCCGTGCCATTTCAATCCAAGACACAGGAATAATCCCATCTGCGGTAGTGGTCGAAAATTCTCCCAAGACATAATTGCGATACATGGGGGAATCAGTTCCCCATTGTGATTTTCTCGCCTCTGCCCACGCTGGGGAAATTCTATTCGCCTGAATTGTTTGTTCCAGCGTAACATGAATTGGCTTCCAATCGTCAAATCCTGGTTTTTTCGAGTGGATGTCATAAAACCACCCAAACGGCTCTCCGGGGGTGGATGCGGCAACGATAAACGCCTCTCGATCCCCAATGTTCGCGTTTGCAAAAGTTCCTTCGGACGCAACGAACACAGAATCGGAAATTGACTTTGCTTCATCAAACACATATAAAAGATGGTCGGCATGCGCGCCTTCCACCAGGTCTGGATTGTTTGATGCAATTGCCATGGCTTCTCCGGTATATAACCGAAGTGACAAATCCATCAACTCGACTTTTGGGCGGAATGGGGCGCGCCCAATCTTTCCCCATCGCAGGCGCCTTGCCCATTTATGGATTTCCGGAAAAAGAAATTTTGTCAACTGTCGCCAGCTTCCAGCGGTTGCAATTGCCTTCCAGTCTTTTCCGTCCCTTGTCAATGCGAACCAAAGAATAATCCACGAAACGAAAGCTGTTTTACCAAGTCCACGGGGTCCGCGTACCGCGATTCTGCGCTCTTTCATCAATTGTGATAGGATAAGCTTTTGGTATTCGGTAGCTCCATCGCCCTCGTTATCCCAAATAATGCAATCATTCACAAACCCAACGGGATCGTTCCAATAGGTATGCTTGAATTTTGAATAACGGGAAAGAACCTTCCCGCCGACACGGTTGCGTTGGCGTTGTAGGAGGAGTGCCTTTGCACGCACCTGGACAGGAGTTGTCATTCCCCGCCACCCTCATCAAGCGGAACGAATGAGGCATCAAGAACCTCATCGTCACTTTTTAATGACCTGTTATATGCCGACATATTGATTTCCGGCTCCACGCCAGAGTTTGCCAGGACTTGAAGTGGATTTGCGCCAGCGGCAATCTGTTCGAGTTGCTCATCGGTCAAGCGCTCCAAGTTAAGTGCCATAAAAATTGCATTTTGTTGTTGCATATCCAACCCCATCAGTTTGGCACGTCGTTCCAGAATTTTGATTGCCCGGTCAATTGCCCCCAACTCGCCCTCCAAAACCCTGTCCCAAATTGCGTCCAGCATCATGCTCAATTTGCTGTAATCATCCCTCCGCAATTCATCTGCCGATTCAAGTGTTCTCGCCTGCAATCGAATCATATAGGTATTGACTGCGCTACGCGCGGTATCCATGTGGATTCCAACCTCGCTTGCAATATCAGCATAGTTCATGCCCTGCTTTCGCAGTTCAATCACAGTATTCCTGATTTCCTCACTTATAATCGTTTTTCGGGTATTTTTCCTACGTTGCAAATTAACTCCTGATGGCAATTCCTGGAAATATTCAACCACTGAACATTATACGCCAAAGTTGACAAATAAGCAACCACCAACCCAAACCAAATTATTTGCGCATAGTCTTATTTTTGTTTTGGGTGAAGCTGGATAGACAAAGACCGGGATTTCCATGGTGAATTTGCGATTTTAGAAGAGAAACACCGACAAGGAAAACAGTTTCTTTTGTCGGTTTATAGGAAATGCCGCCAGAAAACCACCTGCTTCAGCGGGTGGATGAATGGCGGGCTTATGCAAAAAGACCTTGTATCTTACAAAAAAACATGATATAATTGTAAGTATGGAAGTGATGAAGACGTACAAATTCCGCATCTATCCCAATGCCGTACAGCGAGAATGGTTTGCGCGGCAGTTTGGGGCTTGTCGGTTCGTGTATAATCATTTCCTGCAGGCGCGAATTGACTATTACGCCGCGCACAAGGACGATCCAACCAAAAAGGGCTTGACCTATCACGACACTGCCCTTGCCCTTACCCAACTCAAGAAAGCCGAAGGGTACGAATGGTTGAAGGAAACCAATTCGCAGGCGTTGCAACACGCTTTGCGCGACCTAGATACGGCATACAATAATTTCTTCAACAAGCGGGCGCAATTCCCGCGTTTCAAATCCAAGCGCGGTGAGCAAGCCTTCCATATTCCGCAATTCTTCAAGGTGGACGGCAATCATCTGACGTTGCCGAAAATCGGGACAGTGAAGATGGTCGTGCATCGCCCGATTGAAGGTGTAGTTCGTAATGTGACCATTCGGAAAACGCCAGCGGGACGCTACTTTGCCATGCTCGCCTGTCGGGTGGAACTACCCGAACCACCATCCAAACAGGGGGAAGTTGGCATTGATGTCGGGTTGAAGTCTTTTCTGGTCACATCTAAAGGCGAGGTGGTCGAACACCCCCGTCATCTTTTGAAAGCTGAGAAACGGCTAAAACGGTTACAGCGGTCACTTTCTCGCCACAAGAAAGGCTCAAACAATCGAGAAAAGGTGCGGTTGCGCGTTGCCCGCCAGCACGAAAAGGTAGCGAACGCTCGCCAGGATTTCCTGCACAAACTCAGTCGGCGGCTGGTTGACGAAAACCAAGTCATCTGCGCCGAAGACCTGAATGTGAAAGGGATGCTGGCGAACCACCACCTTGCTAAACGGATTGCCGATAGCGGGTGGGGAGAACTGTTCCGCCAACTGACTTACAAGGGCGCGTGGTATGGAACAGACTTCCACCAAATCCATCGTTTTTTCCCGTCCTCGAAACGCTGTCATGTCTGCGGTTGCATCTATCAGAATTTGCGGTTGTCCGAACGCGAATGGACTTGTCCTGAATGCGGCACAAACCATGACCGCGATAAAAACGCCGCGATAAATATTGAGATTTTCGGCTGTGCCGAACGTACTGGTGGAACGCCAGGAACGCATACGCCTGGGGAGAGTGGGATTACTCGCTCATCGAACCAGGAAGCCACCCGCTTCAGCGGGTGGTAGTTCACCGCGATATCGTTTTCGCGATTATCGCGAAAACGGAAAATTGGTACTTGACAAATGGAAATACATGAGTATAATATAGGCATAAATAAATCAGAACGTTGATAACTTTTTGGTGGCGATGCGAATGGATACTTCACGTCCATGAGAATTTTTCCATTGGCGATTTCTTCCCCCAATAAAAAGTGTGAAGCCGGTGGCGAAGGAAGCAGATACTTCACAAACCTTCAGGATTGCCGGAAAAACGGCTGTTTCCGAGCTATTCCCCGGCGGAAATCATATAATACGTGGTGATTGTCAGGGCTACTTCAACTTCACTTACTGATTACAATTGATTCGTCCCTGACTAAATTTTCCCGTATTTCTATTTACCCTCATAGAGAAAGGAGTGGCATATGAAATATATAGTTTGTTTTTCAGGCGGTCATTCATCTGCTTTAGTCGCAATAGAAGCAGCCAGAAAATACGGGAAGGAAAATGTAATATTAGTTAATCACGACATATGTCCCAGAGCAGAGGATGAGGACATAAAAAGGTTTAAAAAAGAGATTGCTGATTATCTCGGGATTGAGATTACTTATGTCAATATGGACGGCTGGGAGGATAAAGACCCGCTGGATATATGCATGGAGAAAAAAGCATTTAAGGGAGGTAACGGGACTGTCTTTTGTACTAATCGTTTAAAGACTGAACCGTTTAATAACTGGTTACGGGTAAATTATCCATCAAAGCCTTTTGAACCAAGGGAAGATATTTGCTTCCTTTACGGTTTTGACAAGGAAGAAGTTGACCGTATACAGCGTAGAAGAGGGGTTATGTTAAGCAAAGGATATAAAACAGATTTTCCGTTAGCATTCTGGGAACGCACTATACAAAAAACAGAGGATATAGGCATCGCAAGACCGAGAACATATCAATTATACAGACATGCAAACTGCGTTCCGTGTTTGAAGGCGGGAAAACAGCAATGGTATATAGTCTACTGTACTGAACCAGAAAAGTGGGAAAAAGCCAAATTAGCAGAGGAAGTAATAGGATATTCAATACTCAAAGATGTGTACCTTAAAGACTTGGAATGTAAATTCATGGCTATGAAGAAGTCAGGTATTGTTCCTACTGAAAAGGTTGGTTTTCAAAGGTTTTGGGCAGATGTCAGAAAAGCACTTCCAGACGATTACTGATTATAATTGATTCGTCCCTGACTAAATTTTCCCGTATTTCTATTTACACTCATAGAGAAAGGAGTGGCATGAAAAACAGAAAAGTGTTCAACTTTACAGGGCACGAAATCAATTACCGTGAATTTACGATCCCGTCTCACGGTAATATTCGTGTCGAAGAAAGAGTGTCTCTCGGAGAACCCGCGAATTCAATGGAATATGGGGAAATCCCGATTGGGCATAAGGTTTTTGGAGAAATTGTTGGCATTCCACAGTGGCTGGACGATCCAGAGAACGAAGGGTCTATTGTAATTGTGTCCTTCATGGTATTGTCTGCGCTGGATGGAAGTCCAAATCCGGTGTTGAACAAGCACCGCGTTATTGCTCCTGATACCGGAGAATCGTGTGTCCGAGAAAACGGTAAGATCAAATATGTTGTGCAGTTTATCGAATAAGGAGGATAAAAATGAAAACAAACCGAACTATCGCCACCACATTCCCGCTCACTCA